AACTGACTGTTATTCCTACATGAGCGGTTCTGACAAAGTAACAGAGATGAAGCTTTATGATGGGCACGTTGCTATCCGTGATAGTATCGTGTCCTTGTCTTACGCTAAAGATGTTAGCAGGAAGAAAGCTATTGACGATGTTGCAGCAGATATGGGAATTGTAGTAACGTATGCTGATGATTGTCAGTTTACGACTTTTGCGAATGGGTTTTCTTTTGTTGGTGCAGGACGCGAATGTCTGGATAAAGTGTGTGCTGGCACTGATTTGGAATGGAGTATCCAAAACAACACCTTGCAGATTATTAAGCAAGGCGGTAATACCAACGTGCAAGCTATCAAGCTTACTCCTGAAAGCGGATTAATTGGTTTTGTTGAAAAACTTCTTAAAGGTCCAACAAAGGCATCGAAACAAAAAACAAGTAAAAAGACTACCCAACCAAAAAGGGATAAAAAAGCAGGTTGGAATGTTAAATGCCTTTTGCAGCCTGTATTGAACCCAGGTGATTTGGTTTATATTGATTCGCAGGAAATAAAAGGCTGGTTCAAAATAGAAAGCTTAAAGCATAACGGCTCGTATAGCGGACAGAACTGGTATACGGAGCTTGAAGTGTATGAGATTGTACCGAAGGAGTGATTGGATATGAGCCTTGATGCAACAGCAGATACGCTGGAAGGATTGGAAAATCTTATGCAGCAAAAAATAGGCAATATTCATACCTGCTTGCCTGGTACAATCTTGTCTTTTGATGCTTCTACCTGCCTTGCCAGTGTGAAGTCAACGCTAAAGAAATACACCGCTGATGATAGGGTGCTTGAATATCCTGTTATCGACGGTGTTCCTGTTTTTATGCCCCATGCTGGAGCGGCACAGATTACCTATCCGGTAAAGCCTGGCGATAGTTGCTTAATAGTTTTTTCTGAACGCAGTATCGATGAATGGCTTGGTGTTGGAAGTGATGATAACCATGACCCTCGACAATATGATTTGACTGACGGCTTCTGTTTTGTCGGAATGATGCCGTCACAGTCAATTTCTGCTGAGAATGTGGAAGTTATTAACGGTGGAACAAAAATTAGCCTTACGCCTGGTAACACGATAAATATTGTGGGTAACATTAACGTGCAAGGGACAATTACTTGCACAGGAGATGTACAAGGTGGCGGTATTAGTCTTATCGGTCACACTCATTCTTATCATCATGGAACTACGAGTTCGTCACAGTAAAGGAGGGACGCTATGAAGAAAGAAGATGTTTTGAGAGCCTATGAGGAACAAAAAACTGCTTGCATTGCAGCGTTTCCTACGCTGACAAGCTCGTGGACGTATTTTGTCCAACTTGAAAAAGCTATTGATAGCTATTTTAGTAATGTCGATAGTGTGTCTGATGCTGTTCGTGCTGTTATTCGTGGTGCTTATGTATCGCAGACAAAAGCTGCGTTAAAGTGCAAAGATGATGAAAAGTACGGCATCAAATACAATGCTGATGTAGGCAGTATTGATTTAACGCCGTATTGGTATGCGTGGGAATGGCTAAAAGAAAATCTTGTCGATAAAATCAAATATACTACATCTGAAACATCTGCACAGGCAGAAGGAAGTGCTGGCGAAAAGATTGTTGATGCTGAACAGCCGGAGCTTGATACTGTTATTAAAGATATTCTGACAGCTAGAGTTACTGAATCTACGCAGATTAATGATTATGCTGAATCGTTCTGGCAAGGTAACAGCAAAATGGATTTCGTTTGCCTTGTAGAGGATAGAGGTAATGTTGTAAAAACACCCAACAAGAAAGAGATTGTTGAAAAGCTTTATCTTGATTGCGGGTTACTTACACAAATTCAAGAGAACAGTTTGGATATATATGTTCCTAGTTATTTAGGAGGTGATGCAAGTGCTTGATTTAGCTTTAAACGCAAAGACGCATGACCTTGCTTTAAATGGTGATGTGCTATTTATCGACAATGTTGAGCGTGTAGCGCAGCAGATAAAAATTCAGCTTCTTACGTTCCTCGGTGAGTGGTTTTTAGATGTTACGTATGGCGTACCTTATCTCGATTATGTGCTTGTTAAAAATCCTAATTTTACGCTAATTAGAGAGCTTTTCCGTGAGCAAATTTTAAAAGTTGACGGAGTAAGCAATTTAGTTAGCATTGATATTGATTTTGAATCTTCTACACGAAAAATGTTATTAAGCTATGAAGTAGAAACTGAATACGGCATGATTGTAAGGAAGGAGGTTTTAGGCTATGGAGTACGGAGTAACAGTTAACGGTTTTGTCAGAAAGCGTTTGCCGGAGATTCGTGAAGATATTTTTAAAAGATTAGAGCAAAATTTAGGCTCGACAGTTAGCCGTCAACCTAACAGCATGATAGGCGTTCTCGTTGGTGTGTATGCTGCTGAACTTGACAGAATGTGGCAACTTTTAGAGCGTGATTATTATGACCGCTCGCCGATTAGTGCCAGCGAAGGCAGCTTAGATAATACGCTTGCTTACACCAATGTGCAGCGCAAGAAAGCGCAAGCAAGTTATCTTTACGCTGTTTGTTATGGACGTAGTGGGATGGTCCTTCCTGCTAACTGCCAGATTAAAGATGTTTCCGGCTACAAATGGAATATTATTGAAGAAAGCACGATTACTCTTAATGACTGCGTACATGTAACCCTGGAAGTTGAAACACCAACTAAAGGAAAAATTTACAGTGTACAGTTTGATAATGATGCAGTTATAAAGTACACAGCACAAGAAAATGATACTGCGTTGGTTGTCGCTGTTGCCTTGGCTTCTCAGAGCGTTGAAAAGTGGCAAGGCAGTATTGTTGAAGGCAAGCTGGTTTTTGAACGCTCAGACAGGAGATATGGAGCTGTGGTTGTGCCTAACGAATCATTTGTAGTAACGCAGGTTGGCAGTCCTATTCGTTTTGATTGTGAGGAATACGGAGAAATCGAACCTTTGCTGAATAGCGTGAATTACATCAACACAAATTATGACGGCTGGTTTTCTGTTAGCAACGAATCTGAAACATATGTAGGCCGTGACTACGAAACAGCATCAGAAGTCCGTCAGCGTTATGCGTCTGCTGTATTCAGAAACAGCATAGGGATGAAAGAAAGCATTAAGGCTGCGTTGCTTGAATTGCAGGATGTTACCAGCGTAACGATTTATGAGAACCGCACTGATGAAACAGTTGATGGCTTAAAACCTCATTCCTTCCAGGCTATTGTTTTCGGTGGTGATGAAGAAGCTATTGCTCGCACTATCTTAAATGTTGCACCTTTAGGCATTGACACAAACGGTGATATTTGCGTTCGCATTGAGGACAGTGAGGGTGCATCGCAAGATGTATGCTTTAGCCGTCCGCATGAGGTACAGATTTATGTCAAGGTTATCATTAAAGAATATAACGAAGAAATTTTACCAGGTGACGCAATCGATAAAATTAAAAATATCGTTGTTGAACAGATTAGCAAACTGTCGATGGGCAATGATGTTATTTATCAGCGTTTGCTTGGTCCTATTTACAGCGGCGTTGACGGCATTAGCTATATTGAGTGCAGCGTGTCTAAAGATGGTCAAACGTATAAACAGGAAAATATTCCGATTGAACGAAATGAGCTGGCAGTAACTAAGCTTGCTAATGTTGCTGTGGCTTTGGAGTTATGATTATGACTACAAGCGAAAGAATGTATAACCATTTATTAAGTCAGTTTCGTAGCAAGCCCAACATTAAAGCTTTTCTTAATGCTGTAGGAAGCGAACTCGACAGTATAGATAAAGTAAGGGAGCAGATAAGGACGCAGATATGGCCAGATACGGCAGTCGGTAAGCAGCTTGATATTTGCGGTGAAGTTGCTGATATTACTCGCCGTGTTGAAAATGCTATTGCAATGGATTTTTTTGGGTTTCCTGATCATGGCAACATGGGATTCGGACAAGCTCCGTTCCGCAGGATGTACGATAACTATTTAACGTCCAGTAATTTAAACGATCGTTATTATCGTCTTGCCGTTAACTCAAAGATTGAGAAAAATACAACTGACTGCTCTCGTGTCAGTACTATCCATAGCATAAAGAATGTTTTTAACGTTCAACGTATTTCCGCTGTAAATGCCGGAAATGCCAAAATGCGCATAGGAATAGGGCGTTTAGTAACAAACCAAGAAAGCCGTTTGATTGATGCACTGAACCTTATTATCCGTGGCGCAGGTATTGGCGTGATTTATGTCTATTCTTTTGATGCCACAAATACGTTCGGGTTTAGTAGAAGCGGAGAAAATCCCTATAGGTTTAAAGGTTTTAATCAAGGAACATTCGCAAGGATTATAAAAGTGAAAGGGGGACTTGTTGAATAATGGTAATGAAACAGCCTACTTTTGATTTGATTTTTGGTAGTAGTGCAAGCATTGGTGAGATGATTGATTCTTGGCCTGAGCTTGATTACCTGCGTGGTTGGGGTTATCTTGACAAAGGAGAAGCGCCGCCGCTTGAATACTTTAATAAATTGCAAAATGTTAGCGATTTAAAAAGCCAGTACCTTTTTAACAGTTTAAACATCCGGAAGAACAATACATCTTATGTTAATGGCGACATCGTATTGTCACCCAATTTGCCTAAAAGTCTTGTTCTAGCATGTACTGTTGGCGGTGACACAGCTGTGAGTGAGCCGGATTTTCGAGAAGCTGTACTCGGAGCAACTTATACTGATGGTTCAGTGAGATGGGAGGTTATTCCGAGGGCGTATAAATTAGGGACGGCAACCAAAGCTGAAATTCGGAATTTGATTACAAAGGAGCTGGCATAATGGCTAACTTACAAAAATTAATTGATCTTGACGGATTAAACTATTTTTTAGGGCAAATTAAAGCCAAATTTGTTCGTTCGATTAATGGTGTAAAACCAGATTATAAAGGAAATGTCAACATCTCTGATATGGAAGGTGCGACAGCTACCGTCAACGGCGCTGCAGGTCTCGTTCCTGCTCCGGTTGCCGGAAGCAGCATCCGCTATCTGTGCGCAGACGGCACATGGAAAGAAGTCGACCTTGACAGTGCCAAGACCAAGCTCGTGACGTACAATTGAGGTGGCCGGCATGAGATATAAATTTATAGTCAACGGCACATCCTATAAGGCACGCTACGGCAATAACAGCTACGTGGCAGAGGTTACTAAGGTTACCAAGACAGGTTATGCTTATCTTGCTGTCTATTACGATAACAACCTGATGGCTACAGGCGAGAAAATCACCGTTGACGGTGCCGTATATACAGTTACCTACGGCGTTACCGTCGCTATACGCGGCGAGGCAGGTGCGAGCAAAGTGCTGTTCGTGACGTATAACGGTGTCACCAATAATGTATCTGTTACCTTTGACGGTGGGACGTACAACGTCACCTTTACGTCAAGCACAAAACGCCGGAGCTTCTCGGCTGAGGTTACTCCTGCCGATACGTATGCGTATATTGATGTTTCGGATTGTGCAACAGGCACGTGGACATATACAATCACGACCCACAGCGCATCCAAAGAGGGGTCGTTCAGTATCCCGCTGCCGAACGCCAAGAAGCAGGAGCTTATCTTGGGCGAGTTTGGCGGCGTAGCAACGTTGACATATAAGATCAGCTCCGGCGGCACAAGCAATTTAACGTCTTTGCAGCACAGCAGCAGCGACCCGACAACAACGATTACAGCCCATATTATATAGGAGGTAAAAATGGCACAATCAACAACTAATCTGGGAAAAATCCACGTTTTCCCTAGCGAATCACTATACAATCAGTTTAAGGACATCATAGCAGCCAACGATTTGGCACTGCTCAAAGATGACGGAGCGTACATCGTCGCAGCCAACCTTGCGCAGAACGGCTATGTTAAATTTTCAAATGGCTTAATTATTCAGTGGGGATATGCTACAGGAAGCTGGGGTTCATCTGGCACTACAGTTACATTTGCTTTAGCGTTCCCTGTGGAATGTAAGATAGCATTTAATATTACCAATGCTACTGATACCAAGACTACAGGAGCAAACAGCGTTGAATGGGTATCCGCTACACAGGCCAAATTTCACTTTCCAACGACTTCGAGCACCAAACTTTGGTGGTTTGCATTAGGCAATTAAAAACATAATAATATGTAGGCTTTAATTTGTGTACTTTTGATAGGGATTGGCTTTTTATATAGCTATCCCCCAATGGACGTAGAAAGGAAAAAATTATGAACGATAAAAGAGTAAATCAATACCTTATCCTGCCTAACAATGGGCAGAGAAAAGATACAAAATTAGCTGTAGAGCACAGCGAAGAACAAATCGCCGAATATCTCAGCCAAGGCTATGTTATCGTTAATCAAGTCGATTTTAACAAGCTCATTGGCAATGTTGGCGGTGAATATCTTATCGCTGATGACGGCTCGGTGTACGAAAAGCCAGCTCCTACAGACGCAGAGCTGCTGCCTGCAGCTAAGCAAGCAAAACTCGCTGAAATCAGCCAATGGACAGCAGACAACATCACGGGCGGTTTTGTCAGCAGCGCCAGCGGCGTGCCTGTACGCTATGATAGCGACGTAGATACGCAGCTGACCATGCAAGGTATTGCCCTTAACGTAAATTCGGAACAGTTTACCGAAAAATATCCTAACGGCTGCCCGGTGCGTGGCTATAAAGACGGAGAAAAAGAAAAGACAATTCAATATCTTAGTGCTAGTCAGGTGTTACAGTGGATGGCTGACTTAAGCATGCATATAGGAGATTGCAAACAAGCAGGCTGGAAAAAACAGGCTGAAGTAGAAGCTTGCAAAACCGTTTTTGAACTCAACAATATAGAATTGTAAGAGGTGATAGTGGTGTTTAAAGTTGATGACAACAATATCAAAATGATTAGAGGTGATAGCGGTGTTTTTAACATTAGCATCACCGATATTAACGGCAGGAATGTTGAACTGACTGACAGCGATGTATTAACATTTACGCTTCGTCGCACAGCACGTAACCCGACTATCGTTCTGCAAAAAGTTATCGTTAATGGTGAGCTTGATATTAAGCCAGCAGATACTGAAGGGTTAGCGTTTGGAGCTTATGTATATGACATTGAGCTTCGCCGTGCTGATGGCTACGTTGATACCGTTATTCCGCCACATGAGTTCCTCTTGATGGAGGAGGTGACCTACTGATGAGGTTACATGGTACACTGACAGTTGCCAAAGGTGAGCTGTATGGCAATTTGTCACCAACTAAAGACAATCTGCATGGAATCTTATCAGCACGGAGTATCGGAGCTGATATTTATGACGGCGAATACACCGTGCATTCCGAGGCTCATGAGGTGCAGACATTGCCGACAGCAAACAAACATCTAGTTAAAAATATTACTGTCGAAAAAATACCGTACTACGAAACAAGCAATTTATCCGACGGGATTACAATCTATATTGGAAGCGAAAGAGAGGTTGAAGTAAATTATGGCTGAAAAAAATGTATCCAAAATCGTTTACGGCGGCAAAACATTAATTGATCTGACCGCCGATACGGTTACCGCTGACAAAATTTTAGAAGGCGCAACTGCCCATGATAAGAGCGGCGCTGTCATTACAGGCACATGCACATACAACGCCGATACCTCCGACGCAACGGCGGCAGGTGCGGAAATCCTCAGCGGAAAAACTGCCTACGTGAACGGTGTAAAAATTACAGGTGAGATGAAAAATAACGGCGCTGTCAGCGGTGAAATCAGCAAAAAAGCTGACGAATACACTGTGCCCATCGGCTATCATGACGGCGCAGGCAAGGTTAAAATCAGCGCAACAGAACAGGCTAAAATTATCGCTACAAATATCAGAGCAGGAGTAAGCATTTTAGGCGTAACAGGCTCCATGAGTGGCGCTGAAGATGTCAAGGCGCAAGCCAAGACCGCTACACCTAAAACCACAGAGCAAACTATCTTGCCGGACAGCTCACAGGGTTTTAATTATTTGTCACAGGTAACCGTTAACCCTATCCCTTACAATGAGTCTGACAATCCGCAAGGCGGCTTGACTGTTACAATCGGCTAAGAGGTATAAAAAAATGGCAGTGAATAAAGTTATATACGGCGGTAACACGTTGGTAGACCTTACCGGTGATACCGTCACCGCTGCCGATTTGGCAGAGGGAGTAAAGGCAACAGGTGCAGACGGCAACCCTATTGTAGGGCTGATGCAAAAGGTTACCATTGATGCTGAGCTGTCGACCACCAGCACAAATCCTGTACAGAATAAAGTTATCAAGGCGGAGCTGGATAAAAAGATGGCCAAAACCGATAAAATTTATGAGGCTAATCTTGAATGGGGCGGACGTAACATTGCTGATGGTTATAGTCCGATAGATGCAGCTATGGTTTCTGAGTTAGGTGCTAATCGTTTTATGTTTGGTAAGGTAGCAGGTATTACAGTTGAATACAGTGAGGATGCTGGCGCAACATGGAATACATATCCCTTAGCAGATTATACAAAAATTGATTTGTTTTCAACAGGGAATAATTACGTGTTTGCTGGTGGCGAAAAGAGCCGCCAACCCTCTGTAAATGATATGTTGCGAGTTACCATAGACAGTGATGCATTTGGTGTGTATACTGCTTTAAATAAATTCGTTCTCTTCATATCCACAGGGGGTGCTAGTGGTTGTTATTGCACAATCGACGCTGCTTTAGAATCCTCTCCAACTACATTTAAGACGTTTGCGGATAAAGTACCCGTTAGTGGTTGGAGTGGATATGACATCATTAATACAGAAGCGTTTGAAACTTATGGTAATAATCCGTTAAGGCAATATGGTCTTATTAGATTTACGCTTGGTTGTACTTCGGCTCCTACTATTTCCAATCGTGCCGGGTTAGCTCTTCTGAAAATCATGGCTTTTGGCGGGGCCGGATGGAGTACCCCGAGCACTATGGCTAAAACTGGTCATTTATATTCTTACAATAGTCGGAAGGAAGCTACATTCCCAGCTACTGTTACTGCTCTGAACTTTAACGGTAAGATAAACGGCTTCACCATTGAAACTTCTGTACCTGCCAACGCTAAGTTTACGGATACAGTCTACATTCATCCGTCAACACATCCTGCGTCAATGATTACGGGCCTTGCAGACGTAGCCAAAAGTGGTAGCTATAACGATTTGAGCGACAAACCGACCATACCCACCAAGGTATCAGCTCTGCAAAACGATGCAGGCTATCTGACGCAACATCAGTCACTTGATGGTTACGCTAAAACATCCGGCGCAAACACATGGACAGCGGAGCAATCGCTTAACAACGTCAACATCACATATGAGCGTTATACGGCATCATCTGTCATCGGCACGTCAGCTACACCGACAGCATCAACAGCCGTGTATACCGCAACAGGCAATTTTACGCTTGACCTCAACAGCATTGCTAGCAACCTTGCCAACGGTCAAACAACTGTGTTTACGGCATACATCAACGCTACTGCTGATTATGCGTTATCTATCAGCGTGACAGGTGTTGTCAAATACATAGGTAATGCCTCAGACCTAGCCATCACCAGCGCAGGCCTGCTGCTTAACATCCTTATAGCCAATGACAGCAACGGCATTACGAGTATCGTGCAAGCATCTAAGTTATCGTGAGGTGAGCACAATGGGTCTTAATAGGTTATTTATGCGAGCCGCGGCTAAAAATGCTGCATTGATAATGACAATGGGCGGTAGCGGTTATCAATATGGCTACAGCCGTTATAATGCTACTTATGGTGAAATCGAAGGTAATGTGAAACATGATGGCAAGGCTGTTACCCTTGTTATGCTAAGCTATTATGGAGGTTGGCTTGACTTTGCATTTAATGTCGAAGGGGTCACCGGGGGTAAATACAATGTTACTGTTAAAATAACGTCAATAGAAACAAATGAAAATGTACGCATTAATTTTTCAAACATTCAGTATCAGAGCTATGTTCCCGGCTTTTATGAATATACAAATGATTTACCTTCGGGAGTTGCTACTATGTTTAATGGTAAAAACGTAGGCAAAAAGTACAGAGTCGAAATAGTATTTAATTAAGGCGGTGATTTGATGAATACAACTTATACATACCAAGAGCAGACCTACTCTAATTTATATGAGCTTTCCGAGGCGTTAGGCAAAGACGGCGTGTTCATCCCACTCTCAATCAGCGATGAAGCCTTAGTTGAATTAGGCGTAACCGTTACGCATGAGGAAGAACCTATTGAAAACGTAAAACAGCGTAAAATCTTGATGTTGAAGCGTCAGCGTGACACGGCAGAAGTCGAGCCGATAGAATACAACGGCAACATCTATGACTATGATGAGAAAGCAAGGGATAGAATCAATGCAGCTATTATTGCGTTGGAACTGCAAGGCGAAGGAGCCACAATAGAGTGGACCACGGCCGATAATGCTGATACGCCAGTAACGGCTAATGATTTAAAGATGATTATTGCTGCTGTAGCAGTGCGCTCAAACAAGCTGCATACTGCATATCGTATAGCAAAAGAAAATGTTGAGGCAGCGACAACGGCAACAGAAGTGGAAGCCGTGGCGTTTGAAATTTAATTTATAGGAGTGTAGCGAAATGGTGGAACAATCTTTGGATGCTGCGTTAAACTCTATTATTAACGTTATATCCGGTTGCGTAATAACGCTGCTTATTACGATGTACAGACAAAAGAAAAAACAAAATGATGCTTTAAAAGCAGGACTGCAAGCTTTATTACGTGACAGAATTATCCAGGCTTATAATCATTATGTTCAGGATAAAGGTTGGATACCAATCTACGCAAAAGAAAGCATAGATGCCTGCTACAAGAGCTACGAAGCTCTTGGCGATAATGGCGTGATTGACAGCCTGATGGAGCAGTTAAATGAACTGCCTAACTATGATTTAAAAGGACATGATGAAAAATGCAAGGAGTGTAAGTGTCATGCGTAAATTACTTAATATGCTAAAGAAAGACGAGAACACGCTAAGCATCGGCAGATTGTGTGCAGTGCTGGCGTTCATCTTGTTCAGCGTAATTTCTCTTTACCTTGCGTTTTTTGTAAAAACGTGGGGTAACTATGAAGCCTTTGCTATGGCGTGTGTATCGTTTATGTTGGCACAGCTTGGCAACAAGTATGTCGAAACAAAGATGATTAAAGTGAAGAATGATGAGCAAGTTTAAAAGTACACTTAAGGAACTTAACAAAACAACCGAAATCTAAAAAAATCGCAAGCGAACAAGTAAAAAAGGTGCAAATTGCACCTTTTTGCGCTGTTCGCTAAGCAAAAATCAAAAATGAAGCGAGGAACGAAATTATGAGTGATTGGAACAAAAGCCTTGCAAAAGAAATTGCAAAAGGATTGATTTATACAGGCATAGAAGGTGGCTATGACAGCGTGGCAAAAAGCACTGCATACGCTTATCCGTCAATCGGGGTGAGCCAATGGGAGGGCAATCGAGCCAACGAGCTTTTGAGAGCTATCCCCGGCGGCGCAGAATTTGCGGACCGCACCTATATTGATATTAAGGCAAGCGGCGAACTGCCGATGCTGAAAGAGCTTCTGAGAAGCGACGCAGGGCAACAGGCGCAATTAGATCAGTTGTCACGTGACTGCCTGCAATATGTCGAAGTGCTTCAGCAGGTGCCGACGTTGGATGATACACGCTGCTTGATTTATGCCGGTATGTGGTGTCCTACGTCAACCTACGTTGTAAAGCGTTTCTTGGAGAATCGTTTTGAACGTGTAGACCTGCGCAGTTTGGAAGCACTCTATAAACTCTTTAAAAATTATTATTGGATTGCTGCTGATGTTGGCGAGATGTACAGAGCAGGTTATGCCAACAGAGCGCAAATTACTTATGAGTATGTAGCTGGGATTGACCTTACTACTCCTTATGGTATTCCTGTATACGGCAAAGCGGGAAACGGAAGATGATTTAAAGCTCATGCTTTAGATACAGTTACCGACAAGAGGTTTAGTTATTCCCTCTCCTATACGTGTAGCATTTTCTGGTAATTTTTTGCGTAATAGTCGGTGACACATTTATAATGATTGGAGGTGATACGATGGAAGAACTGAAAGCATTTGTTATTGACAAGAAATTTGTTGTTGGTTTAGTTGCAGGCTTTGTACTGGGTGCGTTGCATCATTATTTTGCACTCTAAAATCATTCTGAATATCTATCTTACAAGTAGGCTATAATTTAACGGTTTTGGGCAAAAATCACACACAAATTACATCGCCTATAAGCGTTTTTAAAATAGTGCCGCTTATGATTTATCGTGGTGGAATCTAAAATCGCTTGTAGGCGAAATTTGTGCGTCTGACGAGGTTTATTATATTTTACAAATATCAGTATTGCTAAGAGGTTATAATGGAGAATGAAAAAACAAGAAAAACTAAAATTGTCGTTGCTTTTGCCGCTGGCGTGTGTGTCGCTTGCGGTATTTTTTATGCCGCTAACTGCTTCGGCTGGTTCACCCCGGTATTCGGACGAAGTGACGGAGTACGTTCTGACGGAGTATCAGTACCAAAAATTAAACAGCAACTTAGCGGAGCTGAAACGAATCAACGAGAATTACAAAAAACTGCTGACGCAATCGAAGGGACAGTTGGGAACATCCGACAAGAAGTTAGCGGAGCTAGAGAAGAAGTCGGACGAGCTGAACAGTCTTTGTCTGACGCTGAAAATCAAAGTCAAAGAGCAGGAGAGCTTATTGACGAGTGCCAATCAATCCTTAGCGGAGCTAGAAAAAGAGTACAATCTAAAACAGAAGCGCATTAAAAAACAGCGCAATATAGCATACATAATAGCAGGATGCGCACTGTATGCCGCAATGAAGAATTAAAGTGAAACGGAATGTTTGCTTAAATTGTTTAGTGACTGTCTGTTTGCTGATGTGATATAATGTGTTTAATGAACACGTTATATTGAGGTGATAAGATGATGGATAAAGAAACCGTTCAGCAGGAAGTTTTGCCTGCTGGCGTAGTGACAATGTTGTTTGCTGAAAACAAAAGGATTATTGATAAGCAGTTTTATATCATGGCTGGTATGTTGCTTGCCAACATTGGTCTGATTGCACTACTTGCTTATGTACTGAAAAGGTGATTTAATGAAAGAGCTGCTAAAAAGCGCGAGGATATGGATGACAGAAAGCTCGCGCCGCTCATTTTATGCAGTGCTTCACGAAGCGAAGATAACGCCACGACAAACGAAAATCTGTGAAATGAAATTTGTTGATGGTAAAATGAATTACCAAATCGCAATGGAGTTGAACATCTCCACTAAAACTGTTGACAGAGAAATAAGCACTGCGTATAAGGCTATTAATCGAGTGCTTTCTAAATGAAGTAATCCCCATTAAGAGAAGTGTAAAAGCTTTTCTTAATGGGGATTATTTTTTTTGCTCATTTTTGCTGTCTGAATCGTGTCTAAATTATGTCCGAATGCATAGGAGAATGTGTCTTTAGCTTTAGGGATTGTTTTTATTGCTACCACTTAAAATATAGGTGAGGTGATAAAGATGTACGGAAATTATTACAATCCTTATGGAGCTACACAGCAAATGCAACAGAGGTTAGCTAATCTGCAACAGCAACAACAACAAATGTATCAGCAACCAATGCCGACAATGATGCCACCTGCGCAGCCAAATGCTTATCAGCCTGTACAGCAAATCAAAGGCAGACCTGTTACAAGCATTGAAGAAGCACGAGCAGCGCAAGTTGACCTTGACGGAACGAGTACATATTTTCCTGCTCCTGCCGAAGGAAAAATTTATGAAAAGCTTATAGGCATGGACGGCTTGCCGATTTTTAGAGTTTATCAGCTTCAGCAGGACGGTGGTATGCAAGCTCCTGCCTACGCTGACAATAACACAGTGCTGGCATTGCAAAGACGCATTGAAAAGCTCGAAGAACAGATTGGGGGAATGACGAATGATGAACATATTCCAGATGATGCAGATGGTGCAGCAGGCAGGAAATCCAATGGGACTAATGCAACAGTTCGCAGGACAAAATCCACTAATGAGTAGGGCGATGCAGATGGGGCAAGGTAAATCGCCAGAGCAGATGCAAACTCTTGTGAGGAATCTTGCCAAACAAAAAGGCATGAATGATGAACAGCTTAATCAGTTTTTAAATCAATTTGGCTTAAAGCTTCAATAGGCGCGCAATGAAGCTTTGCATATATTTCTCGGAGGTGAAAAAATTATGGAAGGTACAAACATTGTTCCGGTAATGGATATGAATCGAAACAACAACTATGGTGACTGCTGGGGCGGCGGTATGTGGTTTATGTGGATTATTGTCCTGTTTGCTCTTATGGGTGGCTGGGGCGGTAATTGGAATAACCGTGGTAACATGGGTGCTGAAATCTTTGCGAATGGCAGTATGACACGTGATCAGATTGCAGACCAATTTTCCATGCAGGATATTAAAGACGGTATTCGTGGCGTTCAGAATGGCTTGTGTGATGGTTTTTACGCTCAGAACAGCACTATGCTTAACGGCTTTAATGGCGTACAACGTGACATTATGCAGACTGGCTATCAGCTCGGCAGCGAGATTGCACAAAATCGTTTCGCCGCTCAGCAATGCTGCTGCGAGCAAAAACAAGCTATTGCTTCTCTTGGCTACGAAACTAACCGAAATATTGACGCAGTACGTTACGAAAATGCTCAAAACACTTGCGCTATCGTTAACGCCGTCAAAGAGGACGGAGAAAAGACTAGGGCAATTATGGTAGCTAACCAGATTCAAGATTTGAGAGATAAGCTTGCAGATAGAGATAGGGATTTGCAGACAGCTAATTTCCAATTATCTCAACAGGCGCAGAGTGCTGCTCTCATCGGCACGTTAAGACCTTATCCTCAACCTGCTTATATTACGTCTAGTCCGTATCAAAGTGTCGCTGCCAATGTAGCTGGTGCTTGTGGCTGCGCTTATAATGTAGGCTAAAAATAAGTTATGTGCATTAACTGCACTGTATTAGGGACGGTGCAAGCCGTCCCTATTGCTTTAAAAAACGATAAAATTTAAAGGTATCAAGAAAATACCTTGATTGCGTAAAGAGGTGAAAATAAATGATTTGCTACGAAAAATCTTCTTTGAACGCTGCGGCTGTTGCTGCTCAGTCTGTTGCAGCTAATGCTTTTGTTAGCTTTCCTATAAATAATCTTCTGACTGGCGTTGCTATTAAGCATCCTGCTGGTAGCTCTAGTGTTAGCCTTATTCGTGGTTTATACCTTGTCAGTGTAAATGCTGATGTTGTTCCTGCTGCTGCTGGTAATGTAGGCTTGCAGCTTCTGAGCACCACGGAAAGCACATCTTCTGTTATTAATGGCGCAGAAAGTATTGTCACTGGTGTTGCTGACACGGCCGTGAATATTTCCTTTACTACGCTTGTTCGTGTTCGTCCGTCCTGCTGCGCTGTGAATAATACAACTAGCTTGCAGGTACAGGCAACAGCAGCCGCAACTATCAACAGAGCAGCTATCAGCGTTGTTAAATTAGCGTGAGGGGGTGTGGTTATGCACTCCTACAAAGACTATTGGAACAAAATTATAGGTGACGATACAAAAGAGAGAGCAATGGAAGAAATTGTTTGCAGTGCCCTCGAAAAGCTTAAAATGCACTGTCCAGACCTTTTTTATCGCACACTCTATGACCTGCATTGCGTAGCTTATGGTCCGCATTTTGATGAAGCACTTGCAAAGTTGGCTGTCAGCAAGATGCAGAACACCGATGGCACTAATGGTGAGCATTGGACTTATGAGCAGACTACTCAGCTTGCAGAGCAACATAATATTAAACATAAAGCAGATTGGTATTATGTGCTGAACATGGTGTACAGTGATTATGGTGCAGCGTTCAGCGGTGACACCGGAACACTTGTCAAGATTGCTAAAGCTTATATGTGTGACCCTGATGCTCCTAGCGGAAAGGTTCTTGATTTATGGGTAGCTCAAATGAGAGCAAAGGAAAGACAATAATTATATTATTTGCGCCTGCTGTAAGGATATGCTATAATATATATGGTTTGAATTTGTTTTCATTTCGGTATCTCAGTCATATACGGCTACAAAAAAGCAGGTTTAGTCAGCCTGCTTTTTTGCTTATGAGTTCCAAATGAGTTCCGAAATAAAAGCAAATAAAAAAATGAAAAAAATAAAAGCAAATATATTCACGATGCAGTAAAAAAACACTTGAAAAAAAGTGGCTGATTTGGTAAAATCAGTAAAAGGGACTATAAACAAAAACCGCCAAATCCTAGTATTCATGGGGTTTGGCGGTTCTTTTTTTGTTAAATGAGTTCAAAATGAGTTCCAAAAATTAAAATTCGCTATTTTGGGGCGAATTATCCACAGTTAAGCTCTCTAATTTGTCGACAGCTTTTCTATTAGCTTCAGGCATCATGTGAGCATAAAATTTGAAGGTTGTGTTTGTATCTGCGTGACCAATCTGTTCAGCGACTGCCAAAATATCTCCGGTAGTTGCATAAAGCATGGAAGCATAGCTGTGCCGGAGAATATGAGGGCTGATTCTTGGCAAACCTAACTTAATGCAGTGATAGCGCATATATGTTCTGATAGCCGTCGGCTTGATTCCGTCGAAGATATAATCTTCGGCTTTGACCTTGTAAAGTGTGCTTATGTAATCCATGATTTGATGATAAAGGTATTTCGGTATCTCAACATCACGGACAGAGCTTCTTGTCTTGGTTGTGCTGATGACATATTCGTCTTTATTGTTTATCCTCATGAGCGATTTGTCGACGTGAATTTTATAGGGAGATATATCCTCGATTTTTAATGCCAGAACTTCACCTATTCGCAAGCCTGCCCAAAAGATAATATTGAACAGCACTCTATGCGAAGCTATCTCAATATCATCGTAGAAAACTTTATACTGTTCAACAGTCCACAGCTTTGCACGTGTATCGTTTGAATACGGCTTTACTCTGTCAGTAAGAGTGACAGGGTTGTTTTTTGTCCCGAAGTTTCTTTTTGAGAATTCAAAGACCTGGTTAAGTTCTGAGCGAATGCGGTTTAACAGTCTGCTTGAAAGACGTTCTTTTTCTGATTTTTCGTTTTGCAATGCAAGCCAGCGCATAACTTGAAGCGGAGTGACTTTATCGACGTTCATGTTTTCAAAGAAGGGGAGAACGTAATATTCCAACGCCTGGATTTTTCCGTCAACTGTAGATTGCTTTAATTCTCCTAGTTTTAGTTTGCTGTCCAGCTCTTCCCGGTATGCTGCAATTACTTCGCTGAATTTCGGATCATGTGTATGAGTTTTGTTTCTCATATCGCTTTCGTATTTTTCAGCATCGCGCTTTTTGTCAAAACCTCTTTTTGTTGTATGTTTGCGTACGCCTTGCCAATCCTTATACCAAAAAGCACAGTCCCATTTTCCTGTTTTCAGATTTTTTGTTACTGTCATGTTTCGCAGCTCCTTTCATGTAATTTTTTGCCAAAAACGCTAAAAATTCTCTTTAGTATTTAGCTTATAAGCGACTTTTCAAGGCTTCTGCTTATATTTATATTAGTAAAAATTAAATGCTCATATAAGCTAAATATGAAGCTCTGATAAGATTTTTAATCTATAAAAATAACAATATAAACTGTATAAAAACACTGGCTTGAAAAGCAACCTGGAATTTAATGTTCAGACTGTTTTTCAAGCCTTTTTTATTTTAAAAAGCACAAAAGCAGGCTTTAAGCCTGCTAGTGATTTTTTAACAGGCTAGGGAAGTAGTCTGTTACTGAATTCGCCTTATTGTTTTTGGTTACAAGCATCTTTGATTCCCAATGATTACGCTTGTAAGCTGTTTGCCGTCTGGCGTGTATTTGAGTTGGAAGCTTTGACGAACAGTATTGCCGAAACCGTTTTTGGATTCTACCCACGATTGGACAATAATTTCTTTTGGATTTTTTGCTGCTTTCCAATCACTGTACCAACCAAATTCAGCACTGTCCGGGTATTTTAAAAATCGTTTTACATCTTCTCGCGCAAACGTGAGCAAATCCGATTCATGTTCAATGACAAAATCATATTTGCCTAAAACTGCTTTTCCGTCTACAAACATATCATAATTATCATGACGAATAGCAGTTATCTTGTTGTCTGTGAGATAGATGATAACATTTACAATGCCGTCATCTGCGCAACGATAACCTTTTGTTTTCTGATTGTCTTTATAGCCATCAAGCATTTCATCATGTTGAATTTTGAAGTTATCGGAAAATCTCATATCTGTTATGAGGATTTTTTCTAAAGAATTTGCTGCTTCAACTGGCAGACCGGTAACATCGCTAATATTTTTAGAAAATCTATCTTGCTCGATTTTCTTTCCCTGGGACTGTTTAGTTGTATTTGAAGCAACGTTTAATGATGAACTATTGGAAGAGAAAGTTTGATAGCAAAAGAATAACGTGATTACGCTAAACAAAATCAATAGCTTCTTCTGCTTAGATTTTTCTTTTGCATCTGTAGCTCGAGAAAAATTCTTGTAGAAATTATAGGTAAACCATGCGAATATCAGTGTTAAATAATGTCCGCCAGTCATTCCAGCAGCACCAGCTACTGCTAAAACTCCGCATACGATTAATAGTCTTTGCCAGTTTTTCATTTTAGTGTCCATATTTCCTTTTGCAGCTGTTTAAATATTGTTTTTACACCAACTTTATCATTGAAAGAAAGCGCATTTTTATAAGCGTTGAGAGCTATTAGTTTATTTCCGCAGCGATATTGAATGTCGCCTATGCAACGATAAACGTTAGCCTTTTCTTTATCCATTAATACGTCTTGTAATGACCGTTGAAGTAAAGAAAGTACGTTGGAATAATCATTGATATTTGTAGAGTCTAAATTTTTAAGATGCTTTTTAGCTGCCATAAAAGCTTTTTTCCCTACGAGTGTAGATTCCGCAAAAACAGTGTACTTGTCCTCGTCCAAAAAAATTCCGCTAATACTGTATTTGTAACCTATATTATTTGATGAGTTAATGGTAAAAATATTCTTGTCTGTGTCAAAACTTACTATATTATCCGCATCCGCTATCGAAGGAAATGCAGCAGCTGTTGTAGTATCGTTCCTTAAATCAATGATAACAAGATTATTTGCAAGATAGCTTGGCCCATTACAAAGACTTACAGCTGCAAACAATCCGTTTTCCGAAAGAATAGATAGCATAATATTTAATGGAAATTCATTTTGATAAATCAATTCACCGTCCAAAAATTTTATTGTTATTCTTCCACATAAAGCATCCCTGTTTAGCCATTCCTCTAACAAGAAATATCCGTTGTCTGCGATGAAAGCTGTGTACAGATTTACACAACGGTGCCCACACGTTAGCAATCGCTCAGACTTGGCATCATATACATAATAATCATTTTGTCCCCACATTATTCTATAATGACCATTTGGAGAAAGTCTTGAATATAATAATATGGCTGCATAATGTTTGCCCCACTTTACAACGCAATTGTCAGTTAACAATTCCTGCTTTGTTTTGATTGGATATTCTAGCACTTCGTACCGACTCCTTTCGATACATACGAAAAAGAGGACGGACATATGCGCCCTCTTATCGCTGTAGTTCTTCTACAAAATGACTCCCTAAAGGAATCCCCCTAACATCAAGTTGAATCATTGAGTCCGTGTTTTACAGTTTCAGCTTGTTTTCTTTGCAACCAGTTGGTTGGCAATTTCTATGCAGAGTAGCAGGAAATACACATGCTCTGTTGGTAATTGTCGAATCAGCTGTGCATACTCGTTAGTGGTATGACATCGACTTCGTTTTAACCTCCTTCCTTTAGATTGCAAGGTATTATGCCATGCTGGCGAAGGGGAAGTCAGGCCTTGCCTTTGCCTTGCAACAGCCCTTTTATAATTTGCTCGATAGCCATCTTTTGGGTGTCATCGAGCTTCTGAATCTGTTTTGCAATCTCAATAGCCTGTTCGTCGAGAAGCTGGGCGTTGAGCTGCTGCTTTACCGCTTCGGTGTCTATGCCGAGGGACTTTGCTTGTTGTTCCGTTACACCGAGAGCATAGTCTTTATCTTCATAAAAGTAACCAGCAGGAATGCCAAAGTAATTAGCAATAGCTTGTATGGTCGCTACTTTTGGCTCAGAACGACCACTTTTCCATAAAGAAAATGTTGAGTTGCTGATACCAGTTGCTTTAGCAACTTGGTATGCTGTTGTATTGTGTTCTTTTAGAAGAGCTTCAAATTTTTCGTACATTCGATACCTCAAAAAAATATTTTACAAAAGCAAAACAAAACTACTTTACAACTCTAACACATTATGTTATAATATTACTAAGATGTAAAACAAAAATACTTTAAAGCCGTAAAATAATTTTAAGTATTTTACATTTGTCAATTAAAGTATATCACGTTCAAAATTGAACGTCAAGAAAGGAGTGCTGAAATGTATAGAAAAATTGCTGAATTAATGCAGAAAAACAATGTTACTGCTTATCAGGTTGCGAAGGCAACAGGACTTAGCAATTCAGCTTTTTCAACTTGGAAAAATGGCAGAAACAAACCTAATGTTGAAGCGTTGCAAAAACTTGCCGAATACTTCGGCGTAAGCGTTGATTACTTTTTAGAAGCGTAAAGGAGGGAAGAAGAGATGTATAAATGTAAAGATTGGGTAGTAGTTTTTTTAAGCTTGGAAACTGGTAAGGTAAGACTTGATATTTTTACCGAAAGAAACGAAACTGAAGCGTGTAAGTGCTTTTGGGCTTGCTATCGTCATGGAAATTACAAAATCTTGACGGTGGTAGAAAAACCGGAAATTGCTATAAAGGAGTGAAAAAGATGAAAAAGGTATTGCAAATCTGTGTATGCATTATCTTTGCATGGTGTTGCTTAAGCTTGATTGGCGGATTTTCGGACAGCCAGGTACAAAGGCATACAATTACGCACATTGTACAAGAAGGCGAAACCATGTATGGAATCGCTGACAAGTATTTCCTGCTTAACAAAACAAGGATTTGTTTTGACGAGTTTTGGTATAACGTGAGCAAAGACAACAAGCACCTGACCGCCAACCGCCGTTATCTCCAGCCTGGAGATGTAGTCACTGTTAATTACTACACAGTGAAAGAACAATGATGGCAGATTTATAACGATTGGTTAACTGCCATACTTGTATTATACCATAAAGGAGTTTTTTTAAGATGTCTGAAACTCAAACTAATATCTACAAAACAGCTAGAGAATATGCAGGTTTGAACCGCATTAAGGCGGCAGAAAAACTAGGGATTTCTTCTAGCTGCTTGAAAGACTATGAGATTGACTGGCGGCAATGCCCTGATGTTATTGCACTAGCAATGTCAAAACTCTATCGTACACCGTGGTTACGTGTACAGCACTTGCAAAAGAACATTGTGTTCTGCGACGTTTTTGGACTTATTCCTCCTGCTGATGATTTAGCAGTGAATATGTTGAGGGCGCAAAAAGAAGTCGGTGAAGTGGTTGAATTGTTTCCGCAAATGGTAGCGAAAACGGTACAAAAAAAGCACCTCGGTGACAATCTTTTAAAAGAGTGCCGGGAAGGTGCACAGGCTTTGCTTGTATTGATTGGTATCGAAGATGAACAAAAAGAAAAGACCCCCCACGCTAATAGAGAGCCTTTAACCTATAAATAAAGTCGAAAGGAAATCGGTTTAAAAAATAGGTCATATATAGTATAGCATACGGAAAAGAGGTTGTCAAACATGGAAAGCAGATTCTACACAGCTAAAGACATTGCCAACCTTTTAGGCGTAGGCGTTGGAAAAGGCTACTCGCTTATAAGGGAATGGAACAAAGAGCTTCAGCAAAAAGGCTATACAACTGCACAAGGCAGAGTAGTTAAAGCCTATGCTGATTTAAAGCTTGGTTTCGGAATTCAAAAGGAGGATGTATATGGTAACTAATGAACAGGTCAACGCCGTGTTAGCTCGCAGCGGACTTAGCATGGAAGGATTTGAAGCTTTTAGAAAAAGAAAGCACGGTGAGCATAAGCAGACGAAAGAGAACTGGTTGAAAGACTTTAAGACTTGCTTACACTGTACCAGGGATGGCAAATGTAAGTATCAACACTTCGGATCCCACCAGGAAAAACAGGCTGTGCGTGAAGGCGATGTATTAAGCTATAACGTTAACAGCTTGTCGGTGAATATGCAAACATATCCTAAAGTTGGCAGTTATCGCGAATGCTGTCACTGGGATGCTGAAACAACTCTTAAGCTTTATAGTAAACTTGAAGAGCTGGTTAAGGAAGGTGAAGTTATATGAACGCATTGGCTGATGCAAGGTACGGCTTATGCTTTGAAAACATCTAATTTTGCTGATTTTGCCGGGCTTGGCAAAAACGATGAGGAATTTCACAAAGCCGCAATGCTTATGAAATCAAACTGCGAAAGAATTCTGAATAGCATCAAAGAGTACGAAGAAGCGTACAAAATTGACCGGGCAAATAAGGAGTAGTGAATTATGGGACTGTTTAAAAAGGCTGAACGCAAAAAAGCGTTTTTGAAAATTGCTATTACCGGTGTTAGTGGCAGCGGTAAAACCTACAGCGCATTGCAGTTAGCGCAAGGATTAGGTGATAAGATTGCAATGATAGATACGGAAAACGGCAGCGGTGAGCTGTACAGTAATCTGTGCGAATACGATGTAGCTCCAATGTCAGCACCCTTTACACCGGAAAAGTACATTGATTACATCCATGAGGCAGAGCAAGCAGGATATAACGTGTTGATTATTGACAGTTTATCTCATGCATGGGCAGGTGAAGGCGGCGTTCTTGATTTTGTTGATAAGAAAGCGGCGACAACAAGAAGCGGTAATAGCTTTACTGCATGGAAGGACGCTACCCCGAAGCAAAATAAGCTTGTTGACGCAATTCTCCAAGCAAAAATGGACGTAATTGTTTGCATGAGAAGCAAGCAGGCATATGAGATTGTAGAGAATGAAAAAGGCAAAAAAATGCCGATAAAAATGGGACTAGCTCCTATTCAGCGAGACGGCTTAGAATATGAATTTACAGTAATGTTTGACATTAGTGTTGAGCGTCATATGGCCGCTGCTACAAAAGACAGAACCGGATTATTTGTTGATTGGTGTGAAGTAATTACTCCGCAGACCGGCAAAAAGATTCGTCAATGGTGTGATAGTGGTGTAGAAATCACGGAAAATAAATTCGTTAAGCTTGAATACGGGAAAGCTTATGTGCGTACTCGTAATGGTATGACAGATATTGTAGAGCTGACATACGAACAGTTAGAGCAGTTGTTGCAAGCTCCAAATTATAGCTTAGCACATAATGCTATTCGTGAACGCTTAGAGTTAATAGAAGCAGCACAGGCAGAAATTCCCGAGATGAAAGAACAGCAAGAAGATTTTAGCGCAGCAGAAATTGAAGAAGCTGCAAATGCTAAGCCTCTTAATGTTGTTGCTAATAATGCGGTGTTCAAGACACCAGAAAGCGAAAAAAATGAGTAAGAAAAGCATATTACAGAGCGACAAGGAGTGCTTTATGTGTGGCACTACACGTAACCTTGAACGTCATCATGTGATATTCGGAACAGCCGGGAGAAAGATTTCGGACAAACTGGGTTTAACAATCTGGCTATGCTACGAACATCACAAAGGAAAACTCGGACCTCATTTGGACAAGGAAACAGACTTGCGGTTAAGGCGATTTGCTCAAACCTGCTATGAAGATAAACATAGCCGGAACGAGTGGATAGAGAAAATTGGGAGAGATTACCTATGAGAAAGAAAGCACTTATGAAGTATGTGAGGTTACTTAGACGGCAACCATTATGGAAGAAGTTATTGTAGGAGGGTGACATGGAGAGCTGGTTCAAGGTTGATGCCGACATTTTCGACAACAAGAAAATGAAAATTATCCGTTCAATGCGAAACGGAGACTGCATGGCGTTGATATGGTTCTTCCTGTTATCCCTTGCAAGACAGCAAAACGATAATGGTTATATATACGCCACACCTTCGGTGGCGTATACAGCCAAAACACTCGCCGCCTGTGGTGGGTTTAGACCAAAAGTTACTGAAACTGCGCTTGGACTCTTCCGGGAATATAACATGATTGATGTTGAGGAGAACGGCTACATTTATATTGTTGGCTGGACAAAGCATCAAAACACGGAAGCTCTTGCGAAACTTAAAGACAGGGATAGTGAAAAGGAAAAAAATCGACAGAGAGTTGCTAAGTATCGTCAGAAGCAGAAACAGTCTAATGTAATAGCTTGTAATGCTGAATGTAATGATAAAAACATTACATGTAATGCAGATGTAACGGATTGTAATGCTGAATGTAATGATAATGTAATAGCTTGTAATGGTAATAATAAGATAAAGAAAGATAATAAGAATAAGAACAACCATTACAGTAATGCTGAATGTAATGGTTCTAGCATTACAAATCTTGTTGTTAGTGGTAGTAGTAATGATAATCTTATTGGATTTTGGAATCAGAACATTACGCCGATAACGCCGTACATTGCAGAGCGGTTACAGGCTATTGCTAAGGAGCACAGCGAGCTGATAGCTATGCAGGCGGTTACGATAACAGCGCAGCAAGGCAAGAAGTCAATAGCCTATTGTGAGGGGGTTGCAAGAAACCTTGCGAGCGGTGACAATCAAAAACCGAAAAAGCCGCCGGATAGTTTTAAACCGCCGGACGATCAAACAGACCTGGACAAATATTTTTAGTGAGGTGATAGCATGAATGCGAATGATGTTCAGAATTCAATTACGCTTGCTGTAAATCACATTGCTAAAAATGCTTCACAGCTTAATAAGCAAAACGCAAATGATTATTACGAAAACGGATTGCTTATGTGTGGTAAATGCCATACGCCGAAGCAATGCAGAGGTTTCTTGTTTGGTGTTGAACGAACTGTGACTTGTATCTGCAAGTGCAGAGCGGAAGAGCTTCAGGCAGAGCGTGAACGTGAGGAACAGGAAAAGCGGCTTGCCAGGGTGCAGGAGCTTAGAAAAGCTGGCTTCCCGGAGCGTGAGCTTCAATCGCAGACTTTCAGCCATGATGACGGCGCAGACGAGCGGACGATGCGAGCAATGAAGAATTTCGTTGAGCACTACGATGATTTTCGCAGGATGCATAAAGGATTGCTGCTTTACGGAAATTCCGGAAGCGGAAAGACGTTCGCCGCTGCGTGCGTTGTCAATGCGCTGATTGACAAAGGCGTTGCTTGCTTAATGACTAATTTCGGCAGAGTGTTCAATACCTTGTGGGGCACGGAACAAAAGCAAGCATATCTTGACGGATTTAATCAATTTGAGTTGTTAGTGCTTGATGATTTAGGAGCAGAACGGCGCACGGAGTTTGCTCAGGAGCTGGTGTTCCAGATCATCGACAGCCGTTGCCGGAGCGGATTGCCTACAATCATTACAACAAATTTACCGATTGAAGCAATCAAAAAGCCGCAGACGATAACGGAAACAAGAATCTATGACCGTATTTTGCAGATGTGTCACCCGGTAGAGGTTACGCACGCAAGCAGACGCAGGAAGAAGGTTGCAGAAGGCTTTGCTGCTACCAATAAGTTATTAGGATTATAGGAGGGAATTATGGACGCTAAAGAGCTTACGAGAATCACTGAAAGTGCAAATCGTGATAAAGATAAGAGATATTTTACGACAATAGTAAATTTCTATATCAATATGTATCATGACAGCGGTGAGGTTTATTATCTGCATAAAGCTATTGCCGAAATCAAAGCAAAAATCAAAAAAGAAGGCGGCGAAATTTTCTGCCAGGACAATCCGTTAAAGAGAAAGGAACAAAAAGCATGAACAAAATCATTTTATTAGGAAGACTGACAAAAGACCCGGAGGTAAGATACACTTCTACAAGCAAGGTTGTTGCTCAGTTCACGCTTGCTGTGGACAGACCTTATTCCAAAGACAAACAGCGTGAAGCGGACTTTATTCCTGTGGTTATCTGGGGTAAACAGGCTGAAATCTGTGGCAATTATCTTAGTAAGGGACAGCGTGTGTTAGTTGAAGGCAGATTGCAAATTCGCAGCTATGACGCTAAAGACGGTCAAAAGAAATATGTAACCGAGGTTATTGCAGAGCATTTTGAATTCATTGAGCGTAGAGAGCAAGGCGGCGAATCTCAGCATACACCGGGAGAAGAAAGCCAGGACTTCCAAGGTTTTGGCAGCGCAGTACCTTTTAATGAGGAAATTCCGTTTTAAGTGAGGTATAACATGAAGATTAAAGATGAAGTTAACCGCTTGCGTAAGCTGGCGTTCACTGAAATCGAATTAAAGAAAGATGACTTCAAAAAGATTTGCAGTGAATATTGTTTTTTGTACAGAACGATATATCACCAGACCTACAATCCTAGCATGAAGCTGATTAGCACGTGGGGAAGAAGTAAGGTGTATGTTGATAAGCTTGAATACATTGATGTGCTTCAGGACTTAGCTTATCTTAGATACGCTTTCAGCAGAATGAAATTCAAGGGGTACAAGAAACATGAATCAGCTTAAAAGTATCCTTGTAGGCAAGCGGAGCAAGGCAAGCGGTTCATTCTTTGAAAAGATGATTGACGCAGGATGCCAGTATTACGAAGAACACGGCATTGCAAAGATTGAGAAACAGAGTGAGCCTATGCATTATATTCGTCCTTATGGTCAGCACGGACAGTTCATTGCTAATTATGCAAAGAAAAGCGGTGTTGACTACAAGGGGACGCTTAGAGGTGGTTTAGCGGTGTGCTTTGAAGCGAAGCACACCGACGGCGACAAGATGCTGCGAAGCAGACTTGAACCGCACCAGCTCGAATACCTAAAGGTTCATCACTTTTTAGGAGCAAGGTGTTTTATCCTGGTATCGTTTAATCTGACAGATTTTTACAACGTGCCGTTCCTTGTATGGGAGAACATGAAGTCACTATATGGAAGGCAGTACCTAAAGCGTGATGACCTGGAAGAATACAGAATCAGTAATACAGGCAGAGTGTTAAAATTCCTGACTGTAACGGAGGGGCAACAGTGAAATATCTACTTGGAACAACAGCCGAAGGCAAGCAATGCTGCCCTCATTGTAAGCAGGAAAAAATAAAGCTTGTCTACGGCGCAAAGATTGTAGACAGAAAAGGTGCTGTAAAATGGGCGTTTAGATGCTCATCGTGCTATGGCACAGTTTGGCTAAAGTAAAGAGAAAGGAAGTCGGTTTAATGCAGAATAAGGATTGGAGCTATCTGCTAGGGCAGAAAATAGGTATGCTGACGGTGCTTGAAATTTATCCTCCAGGCGTTATCAGTATTAGACCTAAAAAGAAGGTTTCGGTTGCAAAATGCCTTTGCGAATGTGGCACTGAATGTTACAGAGATGTATCTAACCTTGCACGGCGACAAGGAATGAGCTGCGGCGGCAAGGAATGCAAGCACAAAATCATGAGCCTTGCGCAAATAAGAAGGCAGGAAACTAACAAAAGCAAGGCTATAGCTCAGAAGCCTGCCGAGAAATTTTTAAAAGATGAAGAGCCGATAATCACGAAAAAACTGAAAAACAAATATGTCTGCCCTTTTCCGTTCCCGGGCTGCGTTAGAAGCGAGGTTTGCCACGTATGCTGCTGGGAGTGCGATAAGGAATGTAAACAGTGCAGTAATAATCCGCAACTGTGCGGAGCAAGGAGATTGAGATGAGAAGTATCAAGGAGATTTTAGCAAACGAAAAGTTTCAAGCCGACAAGAAAAATGATTTTGCTTTTGAAGGCTTGGTATTAATAGGCTTCCTGCATCTGCCTGGAATCAAAAAGAGCTTACAGTGTGTTGTAGGCGTTGAGCCTGATCAGGACGGCAACCAATGGGAGCACGTGAGCGTGAAATTTTGCGGCACAACGAATAAAACGCCGTCATGGGAGGTTATGTGCCAGGTTAAAGACATATTCTGGCTACCGGAAGAAGAAGTTCATCAGATTCACCCGAAGGAAAGCAAGTATTTACACGGCGTAGGCAGGATATACGATGTTTTGCATCTGTATCGTCCTGTAGGTGGCTGGAAACAGAATCCGAACAGAGGTGAGAATGATGGCTGACTTTTCCTTAAAAACGAAGAGGGACACAAAGAGTTACTCTTGCGTGTTGAGCATGAAGAAAGGTTTTGGGAAAATAACTAAAGCATTAAACGTAATTGTCGACATGATCATGTTTATACTGATTGTCGGTATACCTGCTATATTTGGTGCTCTACTAGGTGCTGCGATTGGGTGGTTGATATGGATGGCATGGTAAAGCGTAGACAGCAAAAACTGAAATATTATCGTTACTGCCTGCGTAAAGCACATCCGCTGTTCCGGGTGAGCGTTGTAGACTATGAAGTGCGTATGGAAATGAGGAAAAAATATGGTAAATAGAGATTTAGACGGAATTTATTTTAGAGTTAAACGTAACAATCGTTGGGAAAGCGTTTGCTTCTCGGACTTGACCGACGAAGAAATGGACAAGGTGCTGGAAGGACATAGCGTTCAATGGCTCAAAAGCACTTGCAAAATCCTGGGACACACCATTAGATGTATCGGCGATGAGCTGAAGATTGTCGGCGGCAAGGAGGAAAAGCGAAAGAAATGTTAATTAAGCTTAAGAATGGCACGTGGCAAGATATGAGCAATGTTGTTGGCTTAACAGTGACGCTGTGCAAAGGTATGAATCGCTGCTATTATACAATCCTCGTAAGCATGAAAAACGGAGAAAAATTCGGCTATAAAGAATGTAGCGATTATGAAGAAGCAGAGAAAGCTATGGATGAGCTTGCTAAAAAAATCAATGCATCGCAAGGAGGCAATAATGGATAAGCCGTTTATTTTAGATCCGTGCTGTGGAAGCAAGATGTTCTACCATGACAAAGAGAGCGACGCTGTTATGTTTTGTGACATACGAGAGCTGCATACAAAGCTCTGCGACGGAAGAGAATTACATATTCAGCCAGACAAGATAATTGATGTAACCAACATGGAGAATATAGCAGATGAAGCATTTAGCTACATCATTTTTGACCCGCCGCACCTGGTAAAAGTTGGCGAGAGCAGCTGGTTGGCACAGAAGTATGGGCAACTTCCGGTGCTATGGGAAGAGTGGATGACAAAGGCGTTTGCTGAGTGCTTTAGAGTGCTTAAACCTGGTGGGATGCTGCTGTTTAAATGGAGCGACGAGGACATTCCGCATAAAAATGTGCTAAGGTGTGCGTTACCTTATCTTCCGCTTGCCGGAGATAAGCAAGGGAAAACACGTTGGACGTTTTTTGTAAAAATAGAGAGGTGATAATAATGACCTGCGAAGAGTTTTATAAATGGGCAGTCAAACATGACTGCGAAGGAATGGAAATAACAGTCAAATGCTATGACGAAAATGGTAAAGAAGATGAATGCTGGCTCATTAACGACCGGTGCATCGAAGAACGTCAAGGCAAGGAAGTGGTTATTAATTTGAGATAAAAGTTGAAAGGAAGCGGAGGTAGTAGCAGTGAGCAAAAATCTTATTCCAGCAGTCACTGAAATGCTGGGGCTAAAATTGAGAGAAAAATTTATAATTGACAGGTATAACGAAGTATATTTTTTCACCGAGGAAAATTTGGAAGTAAACAAGGCATATCCTCAAAATATACCATTACTTGCATCGCCTGATGTGTTGGAAGCGTTAATCAAGGGAGAATGCGAGATTATTAAAATTCCCTGGCTGCCGAATCGTGACGAAGATTATTGGACGTTTGGATTGTATTGTGATAAATCTTCAAAGCTGAAGTGGATTGCAACTAGGATGACTTGGAACGGCGAGCCTGACGATTATGCAGCCTATAAAGCTGGGTGGGTGTTCGCGACGCAAGATGATGCGGAAAAAGCATTGCCGAATGTAGCTAAAGAGCTAAAGACGCCATATATATTAAGGGGGCAATTAAATGGCTAAAAGATTATGTTGTGGTTTTCGTGGAAAAATTTATTATACAGATGTCAACGAAAAAGAAGGCATTATGGTAGGTCAAAGAGTAGAGGTTACAGATTCAGCCGTTGAAGCTGTTATGGAAAAGCTATGTTATATGGCTGAAAGCAAGAAACCGTTTGACGGCAAGGCTGAAATTGAAATCAACGGCTTTAAATTGAGCATTGATGGTACAGGCAATCCGAGATTTATGGAAAAATACGGAGGTAATAAAAATGAACGAACCAATTGTTAGCCCGTGGCTGATTTACTGGGCAGGAAGAATAGACATGATACAAGGGATTTGCTGCATAGTAGGTTTTTTTGTAACTATATATGCCGTGTTTGTTGCATTGGCAACCATGACAGCCTTTAATAATAATGATAAAGACGTTAAGGCAGCTAAAATAATTGTTTGTACGGCTTTGATTTTAGACATGTTAGGGGCATTTCTCCCGACAGAAAAAGAAATATACGCCATGTATGCTGCAGAACATATAACACCTGCCAACATCAAAGCTACAGGTGAGTTTGCAGACAAAGCTGTAGATAAATTGATTGAGAAAATAGCAAAGGCAAGTAAGGCTATGAAGGAGTAAATTATGAGAATTACACAAGAAAAATTAAAGGAAATACTTGTGAGCCATAGTAAATGGCTGCGGTGTGAGAATGGTGGAGAAAGAGCAGACTTCAGCGGAGCAGACCTCAGCGGAGCATACCTCAACGGAGCAGACCTCAGCGGAGCAGACCTCAGCGGAGCAGACCTCAGCGGAGCAGACCTCAACGGAGCAAACCTCTGCGAAGCAGACCTCAGCGGAGCAGACCTCAGCGGAGCAGACCTCGGCGGAGCATACCTCAGCGGAGCAGACCTCGGCAAAACATATTATCAAATTGTCCGCATAGGTAGGAGGAACGCGACTACCACCTATTGCGTGGAAGATGATAATGTTGTTTGTGGCTGCTGGAACAATTATAAAGGTGGCACGTTAGAAGAGTTTAAAAAACGTGTAGAAAGCATCTACGGCGAAGAAGGCAAAAAGCCTAATAAAAAATATTACACTCAGTACATGGCTGCCATTGAGTTTTTTGAGAAAATGGCAAAGTTGGCAAAAATGGAGGAAGGATAATGAGTTTTCAATACGAGCTAACGCTTTTCTGCGATGGGTGTGGTGATTTCTTTGAACCGACAGGAGTTATGCGCAGACGAGACTTGCCGTCCGAAAAATCTATAATCGAAGCACAAACAGATTGGAAATTTATTAAGGATAAACAATTAGGCTATAAAGCTTATTGCCCTAAATGCCAAGAAAAAATGAAACGGAAGGAGCGGAAAGAATGAGCAAAAACTTAATTCCAGAAATCGCTAAAATGCTCGGCGTGGAGCTGGGCGAAGAATTTGAAATTAAAGGACGTGAATATATTTTTCACTTCGTCGACAACGGATTAATAGCTTACAGAACTGATGGTAGTGTATTGCCTTATGAAAACTGTCTTGCTCATTTTCTGTGGTTAATAAATGGTGAAGAAGAAATCGTTAAAATGCCTTGGAAGCCGAAAGAATGCGAAGACTATTACACATTCGGAAAGTCTTTTGGAAAGTGGAGTGTGCTAAAGTCACATTGGTCAAATCATCCGTTTGACTTAGCTTTATTAGACAAAGGCTGGATATTCCGCACGTATGATGAAGCGGAAACTGCACTGCCTGCCGTGGCTAAAGAAATGGGCGTGGAGTATGAACTGTAGGAGGCTTTAAATGAATTATGGCGATAAACATACAGAAGATAGTCTTAGCTCACGTTTAGGGCGTTTATACGGCATCGAGCGTGGCTTAGATTGCGGTCCGAATATCATAATGGACATGTATTGGAAGATATGGGACGGCGGAGAACGGCAAGACCGATACTCGGGATGCTACGAAGCCGACTTTCTGTACATAACCAATAGTAATTATCTTTATGAGGTCGAAGTTAAAATCAGTATTTCTGATTTTAGAGCAGACCAAAAGAAAAATAAGTATCACGACCACCCAGACGTTAAAGGCTTCTATTATTTCGTTCCACAGGAGCTTTACAGCAAGCATAAAGACGAAGTTAAAGCTATGTGTAAGGAAAAGGGTGCGGGCTTAATTGTAGATGGTTATCCAATCACAACAGTTTTAAAGCCTAAAGTACGTAAAGAAGTTAAACCGCTGACCGATAACGGTTATATTCATTACTTGCGGCTGTTTGCCAAGAAGTGGGTAAGAAAGAGGGAATTAATAGATGTGTGTAACATTAAGTGATAAACGTAGAACCGTCGAATATGATTTTGGTTATGGTGCATTACTCCGCTATCGGTTGGCAGTTGCGGAAGCATATGGCGTTAAAACAGCACTTATAGCTGCTATTACACCGCCTTTTTCAGATATGGATAATGTATTTATAGAGGAAGTCGAGGAAAAAGTACCAGATGAAATAGCTGATTTTCTCTTTGCTTGCGATTGTGGTGCTGAATTTAACCAAAAACAATCTCGTGTAATTTACCATGTGTTGAAAGATATTACATTACCAGAAAATTATAATCCTGTAATTACTGCATATGGCAAGACATACGACCTGCATAAAGCATTTATAGAGGTTTTTGGCTTAGGCAGGTACAAAAACAATGGTGTCCTGTGGGCATAGGAAGGATTTTTTACGAAGACGCTGTTTTACGTAAAAGTCCCTTGAAAAAGTTGAGGTGACATTCATGAAAAGAACCATTGGCAATAAGCTAAACGACTACAAACATTTGAAACCGCCCGGAAGTGAGTTCTTGCCACGATTAGTAATGATTAGACGTGCCGTAAATGTTGTTTTTAGAAGAAATAGATATGCGTGGTGCAGTTTAAAAAAATTGTTTGTGCAAAGAATGAAAGCAAAGCACCCGGAAGCCGTCAAAAAATGGCCGAGGAGGTGAGAAAATGGAAGAAATAAGGGTGTCAGAAGTAAGTTGCTCTGTATACGACTATCCGATGATGGAATATGCGTGTGACGAATGCGGCGCTAGATTTATTGACCGCGATGAAAATTATCAATATTGCCCTCACTGTGGCAGAAAGATTGGTTGGATTGTTGAAGATAGTAGGTTGCATTTAGGAGATGGTGAAAATGAATAACAAACCTATATGCGGTGAATGGCATGGTAATGATGTTATGCCGAGCGAAAATAAACTCTGTATTTTTGAAATCAAAGTCGGAGAATCGTCAAAAGGAGACATATTTATTGGCTACAGGCAATGTGACACAATCGCTAGAGAGAGCTTTGACTGCGAGTTCGTATGCTTTGAAGATGCCGTTATTCGCTGGTGTTACATTAATTTGAATTAAGCTCATGGGTGCGGCGGCTGGGTTGCCGAATGGCAGTAAGCGTTGCGAGAATTCCCACGCCGCCGCTTTTTATATAAATTCGAGGTGAAGATATGAGCGAAAAACAAAAACTCAAAGAAGCAGCGCGAATTATAAAAGAAATGTGTAGCAAGCGGAAGTGCTGCAAAGGATGTATCTTTCGCAATGTTGACGATACCGCTCCCCTATGCGAATTGACAAATTGGCCTGATAGGTGGAATGTTGAGAGGTGCAGCAACGATTGATAAGGAGTGATAGCGATTGAAAATATTAAAGTTTTCGCCGATTAAGCGTGAACAGGGCAGAAATACTTGCCATTGCTATAAAGAAACAGACATCTATGGTGGCAGTAAAAAGCCTATCAGTTTTATAGTCGACCCGGATACAAAAATCTGCTTCTGCAATCACTGCGGCAACATGGTTGAACCTATCGTTGTGCTGGAGCTGATGTGTAACGACTGGCAAGCAATAGCAAAGGACTATGATAGAGCTAGGAAACAGACGTTAAGATGCTATGAGATTGGTATAAAGTTTAGGCCTTATAAGCGTGTGTTAAAGATGCTGCAAGAACATATGGGACGGAAAAATGATATGATGCCGATTTGTCCGCATTGCCGGGAGAAAATAGATTTGGAAAAGTTAGCTAATGGCGTTTGGATAAGAAAGGAGGAAAAATGATGATTAATTACAAGAAAGCCGAACAGGCGAAAGAACTGCTACAAGAATGTGGAGCATCTTTTATAATTGCCTATAATAACAGCAATAACGATGATGTTGTTTGTGCATCAGGTAATTATATTATCCTTAAAAGTTTGATCATTGGTACGATGGCGCAGGCAGCATTAGGTGTGCGTGGCAAATATGGTGAAGAAATGGCTATGCAAGAATTAATGAGCATGATGACAGAAGCGGCAAAATTAGTTCATTACAATAAGGAGCAAAAAAATGAAACGTGAAAAATTAATTGTCCTGCTGTTTGCATTCAGATATGCAGTACATCGTTTAGGTACACAGGCGTTAGTAGACATTGAAAACGAGCTTATCGCCAATATGGAAAAATTCCCGGATTGGATGTTACAGCAAATGCAAATTTCGCTTGAAGGCAATTTTGAGTATATGCAATACAAACTAGAGGAAACCGGAAGAATCGCTTTAGACGATGATTGCCGCTTTCAAAAGCCGCTGCTTGATGCAGTAAAAGCACAAAGAGCAAAGTTAGCAGAGATTGCCAGAGGTGCAACCAATGGAAATATGCTTAATTGATATTGTCAGTTGCACACTGCTTGACGTAGCTGTTATGTGTGTAGCTTTATGGATGTTAAACAGGGAGTGGTAATTTGAAATATTTACATATTGTTGCAAGTATTTGTATGGAAATTCTTGCTATTATGGGTACTATTGGAATCCTGGTTATAATCTGGAGAGATATTTTAGGAGGTTTTTAAGATGATTAAATTTTTTCCGACGATTGACGCACCAGCGAACACGAAGCTTCCGCAGCGTAGCACACAGTTTTCTGCTGGCTATGATTTTTACGCACCGACAGATATTTTGGTTCCTGCTGGCGGCGAAAGCGTACTTATTCCGCTAAACATCAAAGCTATTATGCCTGGCGATATGGTACTGATGCTGTTCATCCGCAGCAGTATGGCGGTTAAGTTCAATTTATCGCTAGTTAACAGCGTAGGCATTATTGATAGCGATTATGCTAACAACCAGGACAATGACGGCAATATAGGCGTTAAGTTCAGAAACAACGGCTGCGAAAATATCATTATAAGAGAAGGCGAACGCTGTGCACAGGGAATCTTCGTTCGTTACTACGTAACATCGGACGATGAAGCAAGCGCTGTTCGTGGGGGCGGTTATGGCTCAACAGGACGCTAAACTGTATATTGTTAGCTGGTATAGCTTACTTTCTGGCGAGGCTGATTTCTGCGACAAGGTGTTGGCTACTTCCCCTGAAGAAGCAGTGAGCATTGCGAGCGAAGGATGCGGAGAAGAGTTTTTAGATTTTTATTACCCAGAAGCAGAAGAAATGTAAGGAGCGTATAAAATGCCAAAAAAAGAAAAAAGCATTGAAGAACAAATCAAGGAAGAAACAGCAATGCTTATAGACAGTTTTTTGCGGTGGGAACATATCAGGACCTATGGATGCCAAGACCCTTTTTATCCTGACGGCGAAAACATGAATTTAGTAAGGAATCATATAATTTACGGAAAGAGCAGACTTGAAGAGCTGTGCACTGATATTCCTTTGCCAGCGCAATATTATATACCGACTCCTGATGAAGTTGATGCAAACTATATGGCTGTCAACGGAAAGTATTACGATTACCGGATAAAAAAGTTTGCAGGATCATATCCAGACATTACCACTAAAACACCGAATGATATAAGCAACCAACAAGAATTATTTTAGAGGTGCTACATGAAAACACCATGCAGAGGATGCACAGAAAGAAAAATAGGCTGCCACGCTACTTGTAATGCTTTTAGCGAATGGAAAATTCAGCAGTGTAAAATACTGAAAGCCATGTATCTTGAAACGCTTTCACCTACAGCTGGAGCAGTTGCCAGACACGAAAAATGGATAAAGGAGCATAAATAATGAGTGCGTTTAAATCTCCATTTAGTTTTATCGGATTAAAAGATGATAAATACGTTATTGTCAAAGAAGCACCGAAGAATTCAAAAGATAGCTTTACAATGCCGCTCCCTGAGGATAACGTAAATCATCCGAAACACTACACCAAAGGCGGTATTGAGTGTATAGATGCCCTAAAGGCTGCTACCGTTGGCAAAACAGGCATTGAAGCTGTCTGCGTTGCCAACATTATTAAATATTTATGGCGTTACGAAGAAAAAAACGGCGCAGAAGACTGCCTAAAAGCAAGGTGGTATCTTGACCGCCTTATTGAAGAACTTAAATAACAGAAGGGAGTAAGCGCATGGAAGACATGACTGTAAATGAAAATCAAAGCACAATAACCGTTCCGCTGGCGTATTTCGAAGAACTTATCGAACGTGTGGCAGAGCAGACCGCCAAGAAAACCTCTAAAAAGCTGTGTGATGATTTGTACAGCAAAGAAGCACAGCGAAGGGATTTCGACAAGCGGCTGTATAATGTGCGCTTGCTGCTAAAGAATTACAGAAGCCTTCAGGAACACGCTGCGTTAAAGACTAGCGAGATTGTCAATATCGACGATGAGCAGATTTCTGCTATCGAGATTCTTGATTCGTTCCAAAACCTGAAAAGCATGGGAGCTAATGAGCTAAAACTTGAAAGCATTATAAGCTCAACCATGCGAACAAAAGTGCTGATAAACTACATGGACGATATGATAGCACTTTACAAGCAGACCAGGTATAACAGCGGCAAGCAGGAAGATTTGCGCCGGGCAGATGTGCTTGACGTGCTGTTCCTTAAACCTTGTCCGCCGGAAGCGTATGTTACCGATATGGTAGCAAGTCTTGCGCAAAAATGGTCAGTAAGCGAAAGGCAGATATGGCGTGATACAAACGATGCTGTCGAGCAACTAACCGCTTTGCTGTTTGGCGTGGATGGCGTAAACCTGCTGGAAGATAAAAAGCGCAGAAGAGCAGCTCGGCTTGCTGAAGAAAAGAATATAGAAAAATAATAAGAAAAACTCACCTTTTGTAAAGAAAATTCTTTACAAAAGGTGAGTTTTATAGTATAATATAAGTGTAGGGAAGATAAGAAAACCTACAAAATAAAGAGTGAGGGAAGTCGGTTGAAATGTTAGAAGAAAAGGTGAATGAATTAGTTAGTGAGTTTTGGACAAGAAAAAATGAAATGGAAGAATCCGTTGAAAGCGTCGGCTTGTATGTAGCCGAAAGCAATGATGAATATGTTACTGTTGCTGCTGAAGACATCGACGAACAAGCAACCCTGTACTTGGGACATGCAAATGAAACAATGTGGATTGAACGCATCGTAATTCTTGATGAAAATGGTTTTGAAGTTAATGACTAAAAGATAGGCAAAAAGGAGAATTAAACAATGACACAAGAAAAAATAACATTAGCATTAAGAGAAGCACTGCTAGATTGGTTCGACCTTAAAAAAATTGAAGAAAAATTCCCTAAAAGCAGCGTTGCTAGAAATAAAGCGCAACGAAAATGGAATGAGGTTGAAAAGCTTGCAGATATGCTGCAAGCAATCGAAGAAGCTAAATAAAAGCTGATGACAAGGGCAATAGCCCTTGTAAAGCTGGCAGGCAGACAGTTCAAACCCTGTGCCTAAAGCTTAAACTTTAAGGAGGACTTAAAAATGACTTATCAAGAAAAGCAAGAAATGAAAAAGCTTGCCTGCAAATGCCTGGAAAAATACTTCGGCTTTGCTCCGGCGATGAAGCAGATTGTTCTGCTTGAAAGCGCAAGCAATGGATATACAGTTGATTATCTTCTGTTCAGCATCGGCTATAACGGAAGAGAATTTCAGCTCAGAAGAACCTTTACCTGGGGTAAAGATACAGTGGAATATAAATATTGCCGCTACGATGTTATCATGATTGAACAATAGAAAGGAGTAGAACAACATGAAATTAAACTACAAACAGTTAACCTACATCATTGAAACACTTAGAGAGGCTAAATGCAAAGCTTATGATGCTTGGATGGACAAAAAATTCGAGTTTGAAAAAGCGCAAGATGATGCTAATGAATGGCTTGAAAATCACCCAACATCAAAGATGGGTGATGATATGACTACATCTGATATTATCGGAGATACTGAGGATGAATACGAAAAAGCTCGTGACGCTTACTACATGGCTGAAGAGATTTATCGTAACTTTATCGAAGGTGAAATTGAAATTTAAGGAGGAAGAACCAATGAAAGAACCTAAAGACATGACTAACGAAGAATTAAAGCAGGAAAACACTAGGCTGATTAAGATTTACAATAGCTCGCGCGACCCATGGCATCATCAATGCTTGAATGAGCACTTTGAAGAGCTGGAAGAAATTGCAGCGGAAAGAGGTATAGAGCTTTAAAAGCTGATGACAGGAGCTTAAGCTCCTGTAAAGCTACCGGGCAGAAGGTTCAAAGTCCTTGCCAATAGCTTTAGAAAGGAAGTCGATTTTATGAACTATGCAATTTTACTGAAAACTGTGGTTGATGCCAATGGCAAAACAAACTCTGTGGAGAAAGTGCCAATGATGGAGGTATTCCCAACTATTTCCCTGGAATCTATGTACAAGCTTTGCGAATGCGAGCTTGTTGATATTAAGGATATGCCGCTTCAATTAGTAGAATTTGACGGCGAGCTTGGAATCATCCCGGCAGTCACCCTGGTGTTCGATGAAGAATTTCTTCTGAAGAACGAAAATCCGGTAGCCAATGAGCTTGCAAGTGTTATTTATGGTTACGGCAGATTACATGACCAATGCTTGTGCGGTAACGTGCTGCTGTGCTACACAAACGAAGAAGGCGAATGTATGCCGTTCAGTGAGAGTGAAGCAAACATTGTTGTAAAGTGCTTAACAAGAATCAACAAGCATATTGGAGATATGGAATTTAAGGTTCAAAAACCAATGATGAAATTTATGACATTTTAGGAGGGATACATAATGTTGAAATACAAAGATTACTCAACCTTAATCAACGAACAGCAAAAGGAATACGAAAGCTTTACCAAAGATAAAATGTTCTTTGCTTTTACTGAAGAACAGTTTAACGAAGGCATGAAAAGATTTGGTTTGGCTCCCGATGATACCGACAAGGTTTATCAAATCGGCTTCGGAGGATATATCCTTCGTGCCCAGGCTAAGGCCCATAATGATTTGGTAAAACGCCTGAACATCGAAAAGAAGGAGCACATGAAAGATTTCGACTTCTTGAAATCAGCTTTTCATTACGAACTTGCTAACCATGAGTTTTGTGTAACTTATGAGCTTGACGATACGCTGGATGCTTTGCTTTTAACTTATGAACAAGTTAACTCTGATCCGGTTATGAAAAAAGCTTTACTAGAAGCAAAGAAAGAATATCTTAAGAATTGCGAAGATTGGATGTGATTAATGTGAGAACAAGACAACTTATAAAGTATGTACTGATGTTGGAAACGCTCCCTCTTGCCGGAGATGAATTCCATGAACTCATGGAAAATACTAAACGCCGCGAAAAGAGAATCAATGCACTGCGCGAAAAGCTTCTGATGCCGAGAAGCTACTACCCCTACAAACAGCCATAAATAAAAGAAAGAACCAGCGTACACCGAAAGGTGTGCGCTGGAAAAAAGATTGGAGTAAAAGTTATGTGTAAAGTAGCAGAGAAAAGTTATAAAGAGTTATGCGAAGCGTTGCTCGGGCAGGAAGCTTATAAGGTTTCCGAATTAACGGCACAGAAATTGTATCGCCTGGAAGATACCGATGAACTGAAAGCATATGGATTAGACAAACAGAAAGCAGAAGCTTTCTTGTGTGGCGTAGAGTTAGGAAAAAGAGCTTTCACCGAAACCAAAGCTGAGGAAAAAAGATACTGCTGTGCTCCGCAAGACTTAGCTGAATATATGATGCCGAAGTTGCGGTATTTAAATCATGAAGAATTCTGGGTAATTGCAGCAGACAGCAAGAACAGAATAATTGAGGCGAGGGCTATACTGAAAGGAACGCTGACTAACTGTTATGTTCATCCTAGAGAGATTTTCAAGTATGCCATCATGAAAAATGCTGCTGCAATCTTTGTAGCGCATAATCATCCTTCAGGTCTTGCAACACCTAGTGCTGACGATAAAAAGTTAACCATGGATATTGTTAAAGCCGGGGCAATAATGGGAATACCTTGCTATGATCATATCATTATAGGTGACGGCAGTTACTACAGTTTCCAGGAAGATGAACAAATGTAAGGAGGAAAGAAAAATGAACGCTTATGAAATTATGTACGTTATGCGTCCGGAGCAGGAAATAGTCGAGGATGTTATCTTGAAGTTCAATAACTTAATCGCTTCTAATGGTGGCGTAGTTGAAAAGACAGACCGCTGGGGAGAAAGAAAGATGCCCTATGTGATTCAGGACTACGAGAATGGTATTTATGTCCTGGTTACGTTTCATGCAAGCAAGAGGTGTGTACTCGAGCTTCACAAAGCAATGGAGATTACCGAAGAAGTGCTCCGGCATATGATTATCAGAAAGGGGGTATGCTAATATGACACCTTTTGATAAATTCAAGGAAACTGCTGCGTTAGTTAATCTTTGGATAACAGAAGAAAAACCTAAAATTGAAAGATTCGGCTGCCGAAACTGCCAGTACGCTCATTCAATGCATGAAAGCTTTGACAGATTCTTTACAAACCAATACGGAGCTTGCAGCTGTTTGCCAAACTGGTGCACTCCGATAGCTCGCATTGACGAATGCCCTAAAAAGAATAATCCTAGAGCTGGCAAGCTCAGTTCTATTTGCAAAGTTAACACGGAGGTGTAAAATGGCTAATATCTGTTTCAATGACATTACAATGGTTGGAGATAAGGCAATACTGCAAAGGCTGCAAGATGATATTGAACGTCACCTAAATGAAAATGATGGCAGTATTTATAGATACGGCAATGAGCTTTACCCTGGCAGTAACTATGAAGGATGGTTCGACGATGTTGGAGAAGTAACCAAAGCCAACGAAGAAGAATATTTCTTGCGGTTTACCGTAGACACAAAATGGACCCCGGCAATGGACTTTTTCGTAAGACTGGCAAAAGATAAAGGCTTAAAGCTTTACTATTCTGCCGAAGAACCTGGCTGCGAGCTTTATCAAACGAATGATGTTAACGGTGAGTTCTACGACGAAAGATATGTCTTGTATTGCAGAGAGTGCGAGATAACCTATTATAGCTCAAAGGAAGATTTAGTTGACGGAATAGGGTTCTTACTCAAAAGGCGAGGGTGCAAGGTTTTTAACAAAGATAGCGCAATGGAATGTAGCATCAAGGAACTTGAGAAAATCGGCAGAATATTCCTGGTAGACGGAACCAACACATGGTTTGATATAGGAGAATTTGAAATAGTTCCTGCCGGGGAAGAAAGGTAGTGGTTAACGTGAAAACATTGTATTTTGAAGGTGCTGGCTGGGAAAAGGCAGAGCGCAGCATCAACACCATAGGCAACTGCCGTGTTAGAACAGCATTTCACCTCGATAACGGCAAGGGCGTTTATCTTGAAATTGTTTGTGGTGAAATGCTTGGCGAAAGAAAGAAGCTTTATGGCGGCTTGCAGTATGTAGGATTCGTAGACTTCTTATTCTACATTACAGACGAAGAACCGAACGATGACTGCAATAAGCATAAATTGCCCGGTATGCGTAACACTCATTTTGCCTATGACTTCGATTCGATTCTTGCTTTTGTGAATAGCCTGGGAGCATCGTTTGATAAAATATGTGTGCTGCCCAACCTTGCCGGATATAGAGTACATTCAGATGACCGGGCAAAGCGATACAACTATGCTGATGAGTTTACGCCAGACTGGGAGGTTATAAAGAGAGCAAAAGAAATTCGCGAATACTTTTACCAGCTGGAGCAATCAGAAGGCAAGAAGTTCCCTAACTTCTCTCTGTACAATGACGAAGGCGACAAGACAAAGTTTTACTTGATCAGGCATTATAACGGCTATAATAAGAAATGGCTCATTAATGCGTCAAGCGATTCGTGGTTAAACACGATGATTGAAGTATCTTAACAAAAAGCCTGCGGGAAATCTCGCAGGCAATATTTTTATAAAAGATTATATTGATTACATAAAGAGAACACTGTATAATGATAAGAGATATAATAATTAAGGTGGTGCTACTATGTCAATAGAAAACAAAATCAAGGTATTAATCGCTTCAACAGGAAAAAACCAGGCTACATTAGCTAGGGAAATGGGCATTACGCCAATGTCCCTGAACTACAAGGTTAAAAAATGCAAATCACTTAAGCTTCTGCTGGAGCTTGCAACTGCCTGTGACTTTGAGGTAGTTCTGCGCAAGCGTGACGGCAGTATTGAGTATGAGGTGACTAGAGAAGATTTAGAAGAAAACTAATATTTTATAAAGAAAACTCTTTACAAAAGCAGAGGAATATAGTACAATATAATTGTAGGGAAGATAGAAAGCCTACAAGAAAGGAAGTCAGTTAAGATGTTAGAAAAGAAAATCGCTGCTTTAAAGAATATGAGTAAAGAGGAATTAGTGAAAGAGTATGAAAAAATGGTAATGTACAATACTCAACACCTGGAAGCTTGCTTGGGTAAATCTGGTCAGTATGAAGAAGCAATTAAGGCGGAAATTCTCAGCCGCATGAATTAAGGAGGGAGTAAATCATGAAGATAGGTCAAGTCGAGTTCACCTGGCGTGCACATCGTCAGGCGTGTGTTGTAAAAATTGGCGGTGAACAAAGAGTTTTCCGCTTCAATAAGAAAACGACTCGTAAGGAGCTGTTTGCGAAAATTCGCTCCTTTGCGCCAGCTTGCTGTATACCAGGATGTTATTTTTTAGCTACAAGAAAGACCAAACAAAGCCTGCCTGTAATGGCTACTGTGAAAAAGCCTACACAGCCGAAGATGCAGAGTTTGCCAGGATACAAATAGAGCACCTTTTAAAATCATGTCAGTAAGGTGTCATTTACAAGGCAATTAAAGGAATGATATAATTAAGATGCAACAGTTGGATGATAAATCCTTCTCCTAAAAATATGTTGTGTACTCAAAAAGCCGCCTACAAATGTAGACGGCTTTTTAAATGCGTAAAATATAACTAATTATTTTTGAAAAAACACTTTACAAATAAACAAAAAATGTAGTATAATATAAGTATAGAAAGGAGGTACAAAACGTGGATGAGGATTTTAAAAATGCAGCTGAAACTGTTTATTTCCTGGTAAACGCTATATTGGTAGCAATGCAAATACAGGAAAAAATTAAAAAACAGCAAAAAAAAGCAGCAAAAAAGCCCCCTGTAAATCGCAAGAGCAAGAAGCGTAAATAAAGAGGGCAGCAGGTAGGACGAGCAATCGTCCTCCTGCCTATATTCTACCACGTTTTAACAAAAATGAAAATACTAATTTGGTTGTTCACTATTGGCATTGTAGTCGAAGCAGTAAGAAATTTTCCTCAAATGAGCCTGCATGAATGGGTATTGTGGGCGCATGGCTTAGCTAGTGGAATTGTAATGTTGTATTGGTGGATAAGTAGGGGTTAACATGGAAAGTAAAAAATGGGGCGGTGTTCGTGAGGGAGCAGGCAGACCGAAAGGAAAGACTGCTGCTGGCGAACGCAAGGGACGCAATATTAGAGCGTTCGATGATGAATGGGAGCTTATAAAGCAATTCGCAAAAATCGTCAAAACTGACCGTCAGCGAGCGGAAGAGTTGCTAAAATTATTATAGTTTTATTGGACAGTGTAAAAAAAGCACTGTCCTTTTTTATTGTAAAAAGATGGAGGTACATCATGGATTTAAGAAACAAAATTACATTAATGGCGTTATCAGACATTACGCCGTATGAAAACAACCCAAGAAACAACGAAGAAGCTGTTGAAAAGGTTGCCAACTCCATTAAAGAGTTCGGCTTTAATCAGCCTATTGTAGTTGACAAAGATAATGTTATCATTGTTGGTCATACACGCTATCTTGCTGCTCAGGAGCTAGGGTTAACTGAAGCTCCGGTAATTGTTGCTGAAAACTTATCAGAAGAACAGGCGAGGGCTTATCGCCTAGCGGATAACAAAACCGGGGAACTTGCTGGCTGGGATTTTGAAAAACTGGCGTTGGAGCTGGAACAAGTAGAAAGTATTGATATGGGTGAGTTCGGTTTTGAAACACATGATTTAGATAGCGGCAACATTGATGAGTTCTTTGAGGATGCTAACACCTCATCCGAGCATGAGCAGAAGCCTAAAACTGTAACTTGTCCACATTGCGGCGAAGAATTTGAAATATGAAACTGTATTTAGCTGGCGGTATGAGCTACCGTGAGATGCTATTTTTGGGGGGGCAATAATGAAATTATTTCTTGCAGGTGATGTTCCGTGGCGCGAATTGATATATAGTAAGGCGATAATTAATTGTCCTGCTGCCGAAGAAAATCAGGAGGGTAATTCAATGAACATAATGCTCGCTGGTGGGGAAAGCAAAGCTGACGAGTTGGGAGAGCAAAGAAAAAAATATAAACCTTATATTCTCGAATCGTTTTTGCAAACAACCGAGAAGTCAGTAAAATATTTGCCTTATTATGGTGATTATATGCTTGATTCAGGAGCGTTCACTATGTTGATGGGCAATGCAAAAAAAGTTGACTTAAAAACTTATGTAGATTCTTATATTGCGTATATCCAAAAATACAATGTGCAGAAATTTTTTGAGCTTGACATTGACCCTATTGCAGGCTACGAAGAAGTTTTGAAAATCAGAAAATACATTGCTGAAAAAGTTGGAAGGTCACCGATTCCTGTATGGCATAAAAGCCGTGGCATGAAAGATTTTATTGAAATGTGCAAGCGGTATAAGTATGTTGCAATAGGCGGTTATGTTAGCGGCGAATTTACAAAAGGTGAAGTTGAAAAATTTCCTTTGCTTATCAAAGAAGCACACTCGCATGGAGCTAAAATTCACGGTTTGGGATTTACTCAATTAAAATATTTGCCGCGCTTTCATTTTGACAGTGTAGATTCTACTGCGTGGGTATCTGGAAATAGATTCGGGGCAGTATATAAGTTCGATGGAAAAACGATGGTTAAATATAACAAGCCTACTGGTATGCGAGTAAAAAATAAAGAAGTAGCTATTAATAATTTTGTAGAATGGGTAAAATTTCAAGAGTATGCAAAGACTCATTTTTGAAAAGAGGTAATAACAAATGAAAAAAGCAGTTGTTTTATTAAGCGGCGGTGTAGATAGTACTACTTGTTTAGCTGTTGCAGTCAAAAAATATGGTGCAGAAAAAGTTTTGGCTTTATCTGCTTTTTATGGACAAAGGCACAAAAGAGAAATTGAAAGCGCGAAAAAAGTCGCTGCTTTTTATGGCGTAGACCATAAAGAAACTGATTTGTCGCTGGCGTTCTCTATGAGCGATTGCCCATTGCTGGCTAAAAGCAAGCATGATATTAAACATGAATCCTATGCAGAACAACTTAAAGAGCTTGGCGGTGAAGGTACTGTTGATACCTATGTGCCGTTCAGAAACGGTCTGTTACTTTCTTATGCGGCCGCTGTTGCTGTAAGCGTAGAAGCAGAAGCTATTTATTATGGTGCTCATGCTGACGATGCAGCAGGGCGAGCGTATCCTGATTGTACGCCTGAATTCGTTGATTATATGAATAAAGCGATTTTTGAGGGTAGCGGACGAACCACACATCTTGAAGCACCGCTTATCAATCTAAATAAAGCAGGCGTTGTTAAGCTTGGATTAGAGCTTAACGCACCATATCAGTTTACATGGAGCTGCTACGAGGGCGGAGAAAAGCCTTGCGGAACTTGCGGAACGTGTATTGACCGTGCGATGGCATTTGAAGCTAACGGCGTGAAAGACCCTGCGTTGGAGGATTAATATGTATACAGTAACAAAACGATTAGAAATTTCGGCAGCACACCAACTTTCTTTAAATTATGAAAGTAAGTGCAAAAATTTACATGGCCATAATTGGATTATCTGCGTAACTTGCCAAAGCGAAACCTTAGACGCTAACGGCATGGTAGTAGATTTCAAGCATATTAAAAACCTTGTTTCTGATATGCTTGACCATCAATATTTAAACGACGTTTTACAATGCAATCCGACAGCAGAAAACATTGCTCGTTGGATTTGCGAAAAAGTTCCGCATTGCGTTAAGGTGTCGGTACAGGAAAGCGAAGGGAATGTTGCCGTGTATGAAATATAATGTAGTGGAAATTTTTAAAAGTATCGAAGGAGAAGGAAAGCGAACTGGCTATCCTTCTGTATTTGTTCGTTTGGCTGGCTGCAACCTGCGTTGTAGCTATTGCGATACAATCTATGCTCAACAATTCGCAGATGCTGCCAGCAGTTATAATGAGCAGGAGCTTATGGATGAGATAAGCGAGTATAACTGCAAGCGTGTAACTATTACCGGCGGTGAACCACTCCTGCACGACTTGCAACCACTTCTTGAACTGCTGCACAAAGCCAAATATGAGGTGAATATCGAAACAAATGGTGCTGTACCGCTTTACAAAAAAAGGTTAAGCGGTATTTTTTATACCATTGATTACAAGTGCGGCACGTCTGGTGAATCTAATAAAATGCTAATGGATAATTACAAGCACCTTAACGCAAAGGACGTTGTAAAATTTGTAGTTGGCAGCAAAGAAGATTTTAACGACGTAGACCGGGTGCTTGACCATTGCAAAAAAATCAAATGCCAGGCAAAAGTTTACATCTCGCCAGTGTGGGGCGCAATCGAACCTGCGGAGCTTGTAGAGTACGCAAAAAATTCGCCGTATAACATCTGCGTACAAGTGCAGCTTCATAAAATTATTTGGGATAAAGATAAAAGGGGCGTGTAAACATGGACGCTAAAAAGCTAGAACAGGCCGCAAGGCTTATTATTGAAGGTATTGGTGAAAATCCAAACCGAGAGGGACTTATTGAAACCCCTAAACGGTTCGCAAAAATGCTAATGGAGCAATTAGAGTACGCCAGTGTTAGCAACGACGAAATCGCAAAAAAATTCAACAAATGCTTTTCCTGCGATAATGATGATATGGTAGTGCTAAAAGGCATCAACTGCTTTTCTTATTGCGAGCACCATATCGCACTCATGTATAACATGACTGTTGATGTAGGCTATATCCCTAACGGTAAAGTTATCGGCATTAGCAAAATTGCACGTATTGCTGACGCAGTAACAAAACGTCTACAAATCCAAGAGCGTATCGGCAAGGAAATTCGCGATATTCTTACAAAAATTTTAGGGACAGAGGACGTTATTGTAGTTATTCAGGGCGAACATTCTTGTATGACTGCTAGAGGAATTAAAAAACCAGGAGTAAAAACAAAGACTGCTTCATGTGGCGGACAATTCTTGGTAAACGCCGAACTGCGAAAAGAATTTTACCTTGTAGACAATAAATAAAATCTAAAGAAAGGACAGGTGTTTTAATGTGCCAGCACGAGGAAATGTTAGCAATTTAAGGCCTGTCCGAAGCAAGGATGAAGCAAGAAAAAGAGGAACTGTTGGCGGCAAAAAATCCGGTGAAATAAGACGGGCAAAAAAAAACTTACAGCAGATAGCAAAAACCATACTTGAATCACAAGTACACGACGATAAAGCAAAAAGCTTTTTACACGCTTTCGGCTTAGACGAACAAGATCAAAACTATCAAGCCTTAATGATAGCAAAGTTGCTTAACAAAGCTTTAAAAGAAAGCGACGTTAACGCAATTCGCACTCTTGCTACACTGGCAGGAGCTGACGGAGGTATATTGTCGCTGGCGGAAGATGCAAGCGTTGAAACAATAGACGCTTACCAATCTATCTACATTCCAAATAACGGCAGAGATACATTTGAGCCTCTGTATCTAACTCCGCAACCGGGACCGCAAACAGCTTTCATGTGTTCTTCTGCTGATATTGTAATTTATGGTGGAGCGGCTGGCGGTGGAAAAACCTTTGCACTTCTCCTGGAAGGGCTAAGACACAAAGATATAGCAGGATTTAGCGGCGTTGTGTTCCGAAAAAATTATACTCAAATCACAGCTTCAGGCGGCTTGTGGGATGCTGCTAACAAAATATATGGACAAGTGCAAGGCGCAAAACCCAAGAAAACTCCAAAACTACATTGGTTTTTTAGTCCCAGCGGAGCAAGAATTCATTTTGCGCATTTGGAACGTGACGAAGATTTACAAGGCTGGCAAGGCTCAGAAATCTGCTATCTGGCTTTTGACGAGCTGACGCATTTTAGCCGACACCAATTTTTGTATATGCTTTCTCGTAACCGTTCAACGTGCGGTATTCGTCCTTATGTAAGAGCGACGTGTAACCCGGACAGCGATAGTTGGGTAGCTGATTTTATTTCTTGGTGGATAAATCAAGATACAGGCTATCCAATCTACGAGCGTAGCGGTGTTGTACGCTATATGTGTGTATTAAATGATACGATTTATTGGGGCAGTAATCCGCATGAACTCGCAAAGGAGCACGGCGTAAATGTCGAAGAATGCAAGTCGGTTACGTTTATAGCGTCAAAACTGACAGACAACAAGGTTTTAATGGCTAAAGACCCGTCGTACATGGCTAACCTTAAAGCGTTGGCAGAAATTGACAAAGAACGTCTTTTATATGGCAACTGGAAAATCCGTCCTGCTGCTGGTATGTACTTTAAAACAGAAAACTTCACCTTTGTTGATGCTGTGCCGAAAAATATCGTTGCTTATGCACGTTCCTGGGACTTAGCGGCAACAGAACCTACGCCGCTTAACCCAGATCCGGACGCAACAGCAGGCGTGTTAATGGGACTGCTTGACGATGGCAGAGTAATCGTTCTTGATGTAAAACGCAAGCAGATAAAGGCGAATGACGCTAGGAATCTTCTGCGCAACATGGCAGCAATAGACCAGGGTAAATACAAATTTGTACAAATTACGATACCGCAAGACCCAGGACAGGCAGGCAAGGCGCAAGCTCAAAGTCTTGTATCGATGCTTGCAGGTTACTCGGTGGAGATTGTATCGCCGACAGGCAGCAAAGAGGTTCGTGCTACTCCGTTTGCTTCACAGGTGCAGGCAGGAAACGTCCTTATCCTTAAAGGTGAATGGAATGATATGTATCTGTCAGAACTTGAATCGTTCCCGGAAAGCAAGCATGATGATATGGTGGATGCGTCAAGTGATGCGTTTAACAAGCTCATGAATTCACGCAACTGGGGCGGCTTAACGAGCTAGGAGGAATAATGGTAAAAAGAAAAGATAATTCAATTCGTGCAGACAGCGGATTTAAAGATGCTTTTATTGCACGTAAAGCTCGCAATTATGAAGGCCTGTTAAATGAGCGAAAACTCACAGACCAGGCTTTGGCTACAATGTACAGAAATGCTCTTGTGCGTAGAATTGTTACAATGGCCGCCGATGATGCTATGAAGAATTTTGTAGAAATCGAAGGCGATTCTGACGATTGTATCTTGCAGGAGCTTGAAACGCTGTTTGTTCAGGAAAAGCTTACAGAGGCTTTATATTGGGACAGACTGTTCGGTATGTCTTGTGCTCTTATCCTTGCTGACGATGGGCAGGAATTAAGCGAGCCTATTAATATCAACCGTTTACGCAGGATTAACGGATTAGAAATTTTTGACAAGCGAGATATTTACCCGGACACAACCTCAATTTATCTTGATACAGATATTCGAGATGCGAACTTTGGCAAGCCGGAGTTTTACATGATTTCGCCACCAAACGGAAATCAGTTTAAGGTACACAGAAGCAGACTGCTTATTTTTGACGGCGAAATGCTGCCGAAGATAGAGCGTATTGCTAATAATGGTGCTGGCTTATCCTGCCTGGATGGTATTCCGGCTGCGCTAAACCGTGTAAAAACTGCAATGAATAAAACAATCGACATAATGGACAAGGTTAGCACGTCGCTGTTAAAGCTTGAAGGCTTAAGCAATTTGCTGGCAAGAGAGGACGGTACGCAAGCTGTTATTCGGCGGTTAGAACTGATAGACTACTCACGCAGAATTAATGGAAGTGTAGCCGTTGACAAGGAAGATGAATACGGCATTTTCAACATTCCGCTCACAGGCTTGACTGATATTATTCAAGAGTTTGAGCAGGCTTTATGTGCTGTTACCGGGTATCCGTTTACTGTATTGTTTGGGCGTTCTCCAGCTGGCATGAACAGCACAGGAAAGAGTGACTTGCAGATTTACTACGATACAGTCAGACGTATTCAACGCAGGAAAATTCGTCCTGCGTTAGAGTATCTTGTAAGACTTATTCAGCTTGCGAAAGAAGGGCCGACCAACGGCAAGGAACTTGAAAAGTGGAGCATTAAGTTTAAGGCAATCGAACCGCTAAATGATCTGGAGCAAGCCAATGTTGACAAGACACAGGCGGAAGTAAGAGCTGCCGTTGTTAAGCTTGTTTTTGACTTGGTTGATAATCAACTGTTAGACGCAACGCAAGCACGCCAATACCTTAAAGAGCGTGGGGATATTCCAGTTACAGAAAGTGAGCTGGATTTAGATGATGAAGAAACAGAAGAAATCGATACGCTACCTTAAAGTAAAGAAGCGTCCGAAATATCCAAAGAATTTTGAGCGTGATTATTATCGCGTCCTCAGAGCCGTTGTAAGACGTTTAAAAAGTGCCACGAATAACAATATACCTATGCTGGCATATTCGTTGCGTCAGGACGATGACAGCACCGTTACAGATGCTTTCGTTCAGGCGATACTTGTCGAGCTTTTAAAGAGCATGACTATCGAGGATGCTATAAGCGAATTAGAGCTTATTCTTGCTGGCGTGTCCAGCGTTGTCGATGCTAATGTTATTAGTGCTTTTGCAGAAGCAGTCAGCGTTGATGTGTTTCTAAATGATTCAGCATTACTTGATACAGTAAAAGCGGAATGGAAAGCGCAGCAGAGCAGGCTTGTGGACAGCATAGTAAATACCTACATCGAAAAACTGCAAATTATTGTTAGCAATGCTGTTCAGCGTGGCACTGCTATGAGTGAAGTTAAAGAAGAAATCAAGGTGCTGCTTAACACTACCGACAAGCGGGCGAAATTTATCGCAAGGAACGAGGTAGGCAATCTGAACGGCATTATAACAATGCGTAGGCAGGTTGATTGCGGTATAAGCGTGTACCAATGGTCATCGTCACATGATGAACGTGTAAGACCTTCTCATGCTGAGATGGATGGGAAATACTTCTATTGGAACAGCGACAAGGTTGGTGAAATTAACGGCATCAAGGTTTATCCTTCTCCGAAATATCATCCGTGTATGGATTATAACTGCCGTTGCGTAGCATTACCTGTTATTGACCTGGAGCAATGGAACATGACAACAGCAGTTCCAATGGGTAGGGTGGATGTAAAGAAAAGTAAAGAATTAAGTTAGAAGGCATATGTAATTTGTCGCATATGCTTTTTATATACCCCAAAATAAGGAGGTGAATTTTTTGGGAAGTGTACAACGATATGAACGCATTGATTCATGGATGTTTGTTAGCGGTGCAGTTACTGACGCTGACGGCTTCTTGCGTGATTCTCCGATTGTGGCACGCACTGGCATATATATCTACCAACAGCCAGACGGGACTATTAGACGAGAGTACAGACCGCCGGAGGAAGTATTTGACACTGACAGTGAAGCAAGTTTTGTCGGCAAGCCTATTGTGGTAGGACATCCTGCCAGCGGTATTGTAAACAGTGATACCGCACAAGATTTAGCCATTGGCACGATTTTGTCCAGCGGTTATCCGAAGGACGAAACAAACATTGCCTGTGACATTGTTATCCATAATCCCTCTGCTATCGGCGAAAAGCGTGGCTTGTCTTTAGGTTACAGAGTAGATGTTGAAGAAACGCCAGGCACTACACCGGACGGACAGCAATATGATGCTATCCAACGTAACATTCGTATCAATCATTTAGCCGTTGTTGATAGGGCACGTGCCGGAGCAAAAGCACGGCTTAATCTTGACGGTGACGAAATTATCGAAGGAGTAGAAACGAAAATGAAAATTAAAATTGATTCTGTTGATTTTGAAGTTGACGAAAAAATTGCCAACTACGTCAACTCTTTGCAAAGCAAAGAAGAAAACGCTCGTGTAAAGCTTGATACTGCTAACACTGAGCTTAAAACTGTAAAAGAACAAAATACCACTCTTAAAGCTGATGCTGACGCTTTGAAAGCTAAAGCTGATGCAATGACCGCAGAGCGTGATGCTTTGAAAGCTAAAGTTGATGCTGCTGACGCTGAAAAAAAGAAAGCTGTAAAAGAAGCTGTTGAAGCTGTAAAGGCTGATATGCAGGAACGTGCGGAGCTTGAAGAAACCGCTAAAATTGCAAAGGTTGAAAAAAACGATGGCTTGACCAACGCTGAGTTGAAAGCTGGCATTGTTAAAGCTGCTTTTGGCGAAAAATTTAAACTTGACGGTGCATCTGATGCTTATCTTGACGGTGCATATTCTGCTGCGAAAGAGATGCTTCGCAATGATAACGCAAAAAATCAAGCCTTAAAAGCTAAAGGCGGTGCTGAAAAGCAAGAAACTAAGAATGATTCTGCTAACGATGCACGTAGCCGCATGATTGCACGTATGCGTGGCGAAGAATAAAGAAAGAGGTGAATACAATGGCAATTACTAATTATGCATTAACCATGGAAAAATCTTTTGCTGGTGCGCTGTATGACTTGTCCTCTCATACCGTGGATTCCTTTGCTGTTGAAGAAGCTGACGGTATTGGTGTTGCTTGCGCTGTTATCCGTGGCACTGACGCAGAACATCAAGTGAAATCTCCGTCCGCATCCGGCGACGGTGCGAAAGTTATCGGCGTAACTCTGCATACTCATATTGAGCCGCCTGAAGCTGGCAAGAAGTATTATCCGCAGAACTACACTGTTCCTGTTGTAACTAAAGGTCGCGTATGGGTAACCACCGGAGGTGCGGTTAACGCAGGTGATGAAGCTCATCTGAAACTTGCTGACGGCACTTTTGTTAAAGATACTGTTGCTGCTGGCACTATTGAAGCTCTTGGCTGCGGTGCTAAATTTATTACTTCCTGCGATAAAGCAGGCTTGGCAGTTATCGAAATTGGCTGATTAGAAAAGAAGAGGTGAAATAGTAATGACTCAAATGCACTATGATGAATTAGACCTGAATGTTATTGAGCGTTGCGACGGCTTGCGCAAAGACGCAGGCGATACTATTTTTGTCGCAAAAGAACTCGAAGCTGTAAAGGCAAAGACCTATGACCAGAAATTCGCTAATCTGAATGCGCTTAAACTGTTTGACATGTCCTCTGATGTTGACCCCGGCGCTGACACTATCAGCTATCAGTCCTTGGGTTCTGTCGGCATGGCAAAGACTATCGCCAACTATGCAACTGACTTTACCCGTGTAGATGTGCTGGCCGAAGAACACATTGCTAAAGTTATTGCTGGCGGTGCAGCATACGGCTATACCATGCAGGACTTGCGCCGTGCTGCTATGGCAAGAAAGCCGCTGACTGCTCGCAAGGCTATTGCTGTTCGCCGTGCTCTCGACGAATATATTAACCGTATTGCTTTTCATGGTGATGCAAAATATGGCGTTGTTGGTATCCTGGATAATCCGAACATTGGTAACTATACTGTTCCTGATGACGGCTCCGGTTCTTCTACTAAATTCAAGGACAAAACTGCTGTTCAGATTCTGCGTGATATGAACGGCATTATCAATTCTGTTAGCAAGCAGACCAATGATGTAGAAAACCCGAATACTTTGGTACTGCCGCCAGACCAATACAACTACATTGCTTCCACTCCGTATTCTGATGTAGTTGCTGATTCCATTCTGTCTGTGTTTAAACGCAATAACCCGGATGTAACCGTACTGAAAGCCAATGAGTTGGCTGGCGCAGGTGTAGGCGGCTTGGATATGATGATTGCATACGTCAAGGATGCAGACCATCAAACTTTGGAAGTTCCGCTGCCGTTCACTCAGCACACTATCCAGCAAAAAGGCTTGGAATTTGAAGTTCCCTGCGAGGTTCGTACCGCTGGCGTGTTGATTTACTATCCGCTGTCCATGAACAAAGCTTCTGGCATCTAATCTGACCATATACTGCCCTTTCGCATGAGAGGGCATTTTCTTTTTTAGGAGGAAAGTGAATGAAAGTTAAAAACATCTCTAAAGCTGTAATTAATATCGACGGCAAATATATTATGCCTGATCAGTGTGGCATCGTTGGTGATGAATGGGGCGAAAACCTTATTGTAAAAGCTTACATTAAAGAGCAAATGATTACTGTTGAGAAAGGCAATGCTAAAGAAGCAAATGTTGATGATATGGCAGCAGACCTTGCAGGACTGTCCGCTGAATCCAGCAAGCGTTCTTTGACTGCTTTCGCTAAGAAGTACAATATTAATGTAGAGGGTGCAGAAACCGCAGAAGATATTTATTCCGTTATTTTTGCTTTTGTAAACATGGCAAAGAAAAATGTTAACGGAAACTAAAAATAAAATAAAGCAAGCTTTTTCTGTTATCTGCCCCGAACTTCTTCTTACTGATGAAGAAATAGAAGTCTACATTGATCTTGTTTCGCCTATGCTGTCAGAAAGTGTTTTTGGCAATATGTATATCACAGCATTTGCTTATCTTATGGCTCATCACGTTGTCCTGCGTCAGCTTATTGCGCAGCATGGAGAAAACGGCTCGGCTGATGTTGGGATTACAGGCTCTGTAACGTCGGAAAAAGAAGGTGACTTGCAACGTTCATATGGTGACAAGTCAGCTTCTTTTGATATGCTGGACAAAACATACTATGGCATTGAATTTAAACGTCTGCGCTCGATGTGCGTTGTTCCGATAGTAACAAGATTGGATAATGCGTTATGAGTAGGGTAGAGGACAAAGATTTAGGTTTAAACCGCATTATACGAACGCTAAACAAAGACCTTGACGGCGTTGTGGTTAAGGTTGGCGTGCAAGCTAAAGATAAGGCTGTACGGCGAGGAAAAGGCGGAAGCATTCGTAACACAGACCAGCCGTTGGCTGTTATTGCAGCGATACATGAATTTGGGCTGGGCGATATGCCACAACGCTCTTTCCTGCGTTCTGCGTATGATGAAAATCTGCCCATGATTGACAAAATGATTCAACGTGTTGCCAATGGTGCTGTCTTTGGATTAGGAACCAACGCTGCTCTTAATCAGTTGGGCAATGTCGTGCAAGGTATGGTTCAAAGAAAAATTGTCGACGGACCATTTGTTCCGAACTCTCCTGCGACGATAAAGCGCAAAAAAAGCTCCAGACCATTAATCGATACCGGGCATCTGCGACAATCAATCCGCTATGTCATTGAAAGAAAAGGTGGTAATCATGAGTAGTTTTCGCAAGCTAATAACTGTCCTGCGTTATAAAGGCAGTCCCGAACTGCTTGCCAACGGAACATATATGTATCCTACACCTCAAGAATTTAACGTGTTGGCCAGTGTGCAGCCGCTTAAAGCTAATGAAATGATGTTGCTCCCTGAAGGTAGCAGGACGGCGAGAGCTGTAAAAATCTATACCGACAAGGAACTTTATGCTGATGACCAACGCACAAACACAATGGCTGACCGCTTTAAATGGCGTGGAAAGCTTTTTGAAGTAGTGGCCAGCGACATTTTCCAAAGTGATGTTATTAACCATTATCGTGCCTATGCAGTAGAGGTGAGCGAATTTTGAAAGAAGCTAATACTCGTACTGACGTGCTGAATTTTTTTATTTCAGTATTGCAAAAAATATATTATCCGATTCCGATTCGCAGAGCAAAAATGAAACCTCCGGCGGTAAGTGAACTAAATATTGTCGTTGACCTTCTGTCTGAACGCAGTATAGGTAACGAGGTTGTGTTTTTAGCTGAAACAGAACAGTACAGCAACGCAGGTATCATTGAAGCTACGTTAAACATACAAGCTCTCGGGGATGGTGCTTTTGAACTTCTGTCAAAGCTTAAACTTTATCTCGAAATGCCGGATATGATTAATTTGTATGATTCTGCAAATGTTGCTATAAACAGTGTCGAGCAAGTGCAAGACATTACAACCTCATTGGATGGCAGAACGTGGCAGGAACGAGCGTCGGTTGATTTGACTGTTTCATACTGCCGTGAGCTGCTTAACAAAGGGGCAGAATGGTTCAACAAATTAGAAATAAACGGCACTACGAATAACGGCAAGGATAACAACGAACATCCTGCTGACGGCGATACTATTGTAAAAGTTGAAATCATGGGAGAATTAGAAAATTAAGGAGATGAAAATATGGCAAATATCGACAGATTAGTCAATGTGCAGATTGCTTTGAACACCACAGGTATTTCGTCCAATGGCTTTAATACACTGATGATTGTATCTGCACATGAGCACGCTGCCCCGGCGTATGTATTGACCATTACGGACGCTGACCAGCTTTTAGATTTAGGTTGGAACGCTGAGGATGCTGTGTATAAAGCTGCATTACAGGCTTTTAGCCAGATTCCGCACTATGAGAAAGTTAAGATTGGCAGGATGAACACTGATAGCTCTGCTGCTGATAATATGAATAAGATTTGTGCCGTCGATAATGATTGGTATGGTTTGTGCTATACTGACCGCACATCTGCAAAAATTATGGAAATGGCAGGATGGGTTGAAGCTCATACAAAACTGTATGGCACATCTGTTGCCGAAGCTGATGCATTGCAAGCTGGCGTTGCAACAGATACAGGCAGTAAGCTGAAAGCGAAAAATTATTATCGCACTTTTATTTTTTACCATAAGGAAGCAGAAAAGGAATTTCCTGAAGCCGCTGTAATGTCAAGATGCTTTACTGTATATCCAGGCGGTGAGACCTGGGCAAACAAAAAGCTTTCCGGCATTACAAATGATGATTTAACAGAAACAGAATATCTTGCGTTGACTGCCAAAAACTACAATACCTTTGAGAACTTCTCGGAGAATGTCAGCATTACTCAAAATGGTAAGACTTGCGCTGGTGAATGGATTGACGTTATCCGTTTCCGTGACTGGCTCGTCGAAACTATTAAAACCGAAGAATTTGCAATGCTTATTAATCGTGAGAAATTGCCGTACACTGATGCTGGCATTGCGCTTGTCGAAGGTGTGCTGAACAAAGTGTTAAAGCTTGGTCAAGACCGTGGCGGTATCGCTCCGACTGAATATGATGATGATGGCAATAGAAATCTTGGCTACACCATTACAGTTCCTAAAGCTGCTAATATTAGCGCAAACAAGAAAGCGCAAAGAGTTCTTGACGATGTAAAGTTTACTGCTCGTCTGGCAGGTGCTATCCATGCTGTCAACATTAAAGGTTCTTTGACATATGAGAATCTTATTCAGAAAGCTTAAAGGAGGGTAACAAATGGCAAGAGTAAAAACATACGACCCGAAGAAAGTTAAGGTACTGTTCGGCTCTCTTATCTTAACAGGCGTTGACGAAGGTACTTTTATTAATGTTGAAACACAAGGCGACGGCATTTCCGCTATTGTCGGCTGTGACCAGGAAATTGTCCGCAGTATTAACCCGTCCTCTGTCTTAAAGCAAGTCACTGTTACTCTGTTGCAGTCCAGCTCCAGCAATGCAGCATTAAGCTTGATTCAAGATGCAGACAATCAAAACGGTGCTGGCTTGCTGCCGTTAACTATTAAAGATTTGAGCGGTGACAGCGTTATGGTTAGTGATCAGGCATGGATTGTCAAGAAACCTAACTTCCAGCGTGGTAAATCTGCTTCTGACGGTAAATGTGAATGGGTATTCATGGCGGTTGTTCCGGATGAAGCTTTTTTAGTTGGCGGTCACAGCTAAGAGGTAAAAAATGAGACAAGCAAAATTTGAAGTAAAGAACAGAAAAATCGGTGCGAATACCTTTTATGTTCGTGCTCTTCCTCCGCTGCAAGGCTTGAAACTGTATGGTGACTTACAGAAAGCTATTACCGCCGCTTTAAAAGGCGGTTTAACATCTAACAGCGAAACGGAAGATATGAAGGAAGCATTATTAGGTGCTCAAATCAATATCGGTGCTATCCTTGCGCAGTTAGGCGAAAGCTTTAATGGTGAAGTGCTGGCACAGTTCTCTGAACGTCTGCTTGATGCTGAATATGTCAGCGTTAAGATTAAGGGCGAAGAAGAAGCTATTATGCTGACAGAGGATGTTATCAATGAGCTTTTTACCGGAAAGCTTGTTGAACTGCTTAAACTTGAAAAATTTATTATTGAGGTAAATTTTGGAGATTTTTTCGCTTTAATTCCCAACCTCTCTGGAGTCCGCGAGATGTTGGTGAGCAAGTAGAAATTCCCGGCACCTTATCACCAACGCTAACCGCTGAATCTTTTATTTGGCGGCCAGTGTTGGCTAAGGTAGTTACTGTTACGGAGATAAAAGAAGGTACTGTTACATTAAGCGATTTATGTAAAATAAACGCTCTGCTTGACATGCAGAGTGATGTACAAAGATATTATCTTGACCACCCTAAAAAGAAAGGAGCTGATGCGCCGTGGACGTAAGAAGTTTAGCTATTGCGATTGGCTTCAAAGTAAATAACTCAAATGTTAAGCAAGTAGAGCAGACAACCAAAAAAGTTAAAACAGGCCTTGAACGTGTTGGCGATTCTGCTGATAAAGCTGGCAATAAAGTAGACAGTTTGTTTTCGAAGTTAAGCGGTCTTGCTATGTTCGCTGGCGTTTCGCTAACTCTTGGAAGTATCGTTAAAACGATTGACGAATGGAAAGTTATTGAAGGTCAGGTAAATAACGTAACCAAAAGCCAGCAGGAATCAAAAGCTGTTCAGAAAGAAATTTACAACATTGCCAGCCGTACTCGTCAGCAATACGGTTCTACCGCCGAGCTTTTTACTTCTGTTGCACGTAATGCGCAGGAGTTAAAGAAAAGCACAAAAGACATCCTGCTGTTTACCGAGGATGTTTCAAACGCAATGCTGCTCGGTGGCGGTTCTGCTGCATCCCAGGAAGCTGCGCTTGTACAGTTAGGACAGGCGTTGGGTTCTGGCACATTACGTGGTGATGAATTGAACTCCATTATGGAGCAAGCACCTAGACTTGCCAAAGCTATTGCCGAAGGCATGGGCACTACAATCGGACAGTTAAGGCAGATGGGCAGTGAAGGCAAATTAACTGCACAGGATGTTTTTAATGCTATTCGCGGACAATCTGACCGCTTAAAAATGGAGTTAGGTAAAATGCCTTGGACAGTTGGCCAGGCAACAAACAAGATGCAAAATGCGCTTGGAAAGTTTTTCAAAGAATTTGAGGATAAGACGGGCATAGTTGATGGCATAGCGAAACGCATGGCAAAATTTGCAGACTACATCGAGAACATTAACCTTGATAACTTTATTTCTGGGTTGCAAATTGCAGCGATTTATGCAGGCATTCTTTTCGGCATGGCAAAATGGAGCAGTTTTGTAATGATGCTCGGAACTGCTGTGAAGTGGATTGTTGCTATACGAGATGCTTTATTCTTGGCAACCGGGGCGCAAATAGCATTCAACAGCCAAACACGAAGGGGAGCGGCTATGCAGATGCTGTTAATGGGTAAATTCCTTCTGATTGCAGCTGCGATTGCTCTTGTTGTTTTGCTTATACAGGATTTTTATAAGTGGGTAACTGACCCGAAGGCAGACACCATGATGAAACGCTGGTTTGGAGATTTTGAACCTATAAAAAATAAATTCATAGACTTTAAAGACAGTGTTATTCAATGGTTTAGCGATATTGGAACAGCTATCGCTTTTGTGCCTAAGCTTATCTATGAGTTATTTAAATTGGCGTTTGAAGGCATTTGGAGTTTAACTTCTTGGCTGTGGGAAGGAATAGGCAATGCTTTTGTTTCCGGACTTGCTGCAATAGGCTATGTTATAGCCGGAGTTATTATGCTGTTTGTTAACGCTTTTAAGTTTATACAAGACAGTTTGACAGCTTTGGCCACATTCTTTGCCGATACCATAAATTCTGGATGGCAGCTAATAACTGGCTTTTTTGACAACATGATTAAGTGGGTTAAGGATGCTATTAAGTGGGTTGATAACTTAATCAGCAAGTTGAACATCATGCAAGGCGTGAAAGATTTTGTGAACAACAATATTATTGACCCTATTTCAAATTTTGGCAGCACTGCAGTAAACCGCTTGCTAGGTAATCCGAATACCACGAACACTTCATCTAGCATTTCCAACAGTGGCAACACAACGAATTATATCCAGGTTACAACTGCTAGCACTTCCCCGGAAGCAACAGCAGCTGCGGTAGGCAATGTTGTTAGTCGCAATAACGGCTGGCCAGTTGCTAACTACTTTCCTTTAAGCGAGGTATAGTAATATGCTTGCAGATATTTTAGGATACAACATTAAAAATCCTACGCAGGTTGGTTCTTTAAAGGTTGATATAGTAAAATCTTTTGAATACACCTATGATCAGGATGTAACAGGACACCCTGTAGAAACAGGTTTTGAAATTGCTGACCATATTGTCAACAAGCCTTTGAAGCTGACAATGACCGTCGGCATTTCGTCTACCCCTGTAACGTGGTTCTATAAAAACGGGTGGGGAGAAAAGAAATTTGCTAACGGTTTGCAGCTTTTAGAGGAAATCAGAGATAAGAAGGAGCCTGTGACTATCATTCGTCCCGAGAAGAAGTATGACAACATGGTTATGACTTCTTGCCGAGTAAGCAAACCGGATTCGTCGAAAAGCATTATTTATGCTGACTTAGCTTTTCAGCAGATTGTTAAAGTAACTACGCAGACAACGGCAATTCCCGAAAACGTTGTAACAGCGTCGCAGGAAGAAAACGCGGGAGAAACTGCGGCAAACGCAGGCGCAGGAAAAACATCTTCTGTTGACATTGGCGGAGGTTCTGCTGATATTCCTGGCAGTGACGGTTTTGGTGGCATTAGTGATTCTCTAGGAAGCGAAACCGCAACAAATAAAAGCTGGCTTGCTGGCGGAGTAGACAGCGTTAAAAGCGGACTAGGCTTGTTGTTTTAGGAGGATACCATGTTTACGATTAATTTTGCCGATGGTAACGATGTTGTTTTCAGCGTTCCTTTTGACGGCAAGAAATATAAAGTAAGAATGTGCTGGAACCATGAAGGGCAATTCTGGGCATTACACCTTTGGGACGCTAACAACAATGTAATCCTTGCTAACGCTTGCGTTGTACCGAAGTTTCCCTTGCTGATGAATCACCATAAAAGTAATGCTCCTAGAGGGGAATTGCTTGTCTTGACAGACAAAGAAAGTGTCGGCAGAGATGATTTTCAAAGCGGAGCAGCTACGCTCGTGTACTGCACGGAAGATGAATTTTATGGAGGTTAGCTATGGCACAGTTTGACCGCATTTATAAAATTACTCTAGGCGTACAAGGTTCTGACGGCGTGGTTATTGAAGCGAAGGCGAAAGAACAGGGGTTAGAAATTGAATTTGACATTGCAAAAAGTCTTGCCAAGCAAAGTAATTCCTGCTCGCTGAAAATTTACAACCTGTCGAAAGCGACTGCTGACAAATTGGAAAGAGCAGATACAATCTGCATCCTTGAAGTAGGATACAGCGAGGACGCTGGATTGAAAAGAATTTTTATCGGCTGGGTAACTGACTGTTATTCCTACATGAGCGGTTCTGACAAAGTAACAGAGATGAAGCTT